TGCGGGTGGCATCGAATGCATCAACGGTTACAGCCCCGGCATCCTGGTGCTCAACACGCCAGGCGGGCAGACAAAGATCTACACCTGCATCGAAGGCCAGTAACCGGCGGCGAGCCCGTCCAGTCCCGCTCTGCTTCTAAACGGAGTGATGCTCGCTCTTACCTGGGACTCGACCGGTCTCCACAGCCGTGACCGCCACGGCCAGCGCCTGCCACACGTGCCCTGAGATGCCGTACAGCGGGCCCTTGTTCTTGATCGTGCCGACAGCCCTTGGCTTGCCTGGACCGAAGCGATCGAGCAGTGCCTGGCGCACGTGTGCGTCCTTGGCCACGATCTGGTTGCAGAGGTGGTGCTTGACCTCTTTGCGGTAGACGATCACCGGCTCTGTGTGGGTCTTGCGATACCAGGCCTCGATGAAGCGTCCGATCCACACACAGGTATCGAGCACGTCCTGTCCGACTGGCATCCCGAAGGACTGCATGCCCTCGATGACGCACCGGGTAGCGGACCAGTGTCCGAGGATGTTGAGCAGCGAGGCGTTTGGCTCCTCGTCTGCCCAGTCGAGCGGTCGTCCGTCGGCCCAGTCGTAGATCAACCAGGCGCTGACCTCGTCCCCTGGGTCGATGGCAATCAGCGTCTGAGCCCTTCTGAGGCTTTCTAAGGGCCTCTGATTGTTTTCCGCTGTCTGGGTAGGGGTTAGGGCTTGCATGGCCTTAGAGAGCCTCTAAAGGCGTCTGAGAGGGTTTTTCGAGGGGTTCAGGTGGCCGGTTGGGAGAAGTTCGATGAACGCTGAGCGTGCCTCGAAGCCCACGCAGGCAGCTCGCTACGCTCCTGGCCGAACTCCTGCTGCCATCCATTCGCAAAGTTGGCCGTCTCGATGTAGGACATGTAGCCCTGCGGAGCGAGCGTGAACGGAGCGTTCAGCGCGGCTTTGAAGTCGACATTTCCCACGGCCCCGGGGAATGCCATCGGATGGCCGACAGGGGTGTTGGGATCGAAGTAGGCGGGCAGCGCAAAGTTAGCCACGGTGATGCCGTTGCCGATGTCGTAGCCCGTGCCCTGCACAGGGTCCCCGACCTCCAGCGCATACAGGCGGCTACCGTCGCCCGTCAGTGCCGACAGGTTGATGTGCGGGTCTGTGGCGAGCTCGAGCGCCTCATGAGATGCCACCTCAGAGGGCTTGTCCCCACCGTTGATGGCGTCCTGGACGAATACCTTGGCGTTGGGCACCTCGTTGCCGTCCTCGTCGTGGTAGCCCAGTGCTCCCTGCTGGTCCGAAGTCTCCAAGAAGTGCAGCACGCACTTGCCCTTGAGCATCGGTGGATCCGGAGCTCCGATTGCCTTGGGCACATAGACACAGCGCACGTCCGAGCGCCAGAACGGGCCGTAGTGGTAGACGAGCTGGTGGTTGACCGCCCAGCAGATGTTGAACACGTCCTTCTCGGACAGCGACTGGACTTCGTTGACTGCGTAGATCGTGAGCATCAGGCTGCCTTTGGTGGTAGGGGCATGTACTTGACTGCAATCGGGACTCCGTCACAGTCCGGGGCAGCATGCAGACCGACTCGATCACACTTCTGGCACCAGAGCATCCAGATATCCGGAGGATTGATAACGGCTGGGACAGCTGCTACAGCCAGCGTCTCCTCGGCTTCGTCAGGAGTGGGCTCTGGCTCAGGCTCGGAAGGTAATGCGGGCTCAAGGAGCTGATCGGTCTGGTCCGGTGGAGTGGGCTTACGACGTTTTCGCATGATGACCTCCCAGAATTTCCAGTTCATGAGGCTCCTCGAGTGCACCGCCCGGGAGTCGAACCCGAGTTGCCGCTTGCTAGGGCGGCGTGCCTACCCGGCTGACGGTGCATCGGTTTCCAGTCTTGTGATGACCAGCTGCCCGTCCCTGAGCTCAACACGAGCGGGCTCAACCGGTTCAAGCTCGTTGTTCTCGGCCATCATCCAGATCTCTGCAGACACCGGCACATACCAGCAGCGGTCCTCGTGGCTGTAGTAGGCGCTAGGAGGCATCTTCTTCTGTCTCATCCTCGTCCTCGCCCGGGACCGGGTCTCCGAACGTACTCGCCAGAGCCTTGTAGAGCTCCGGATACTGGTCGTAGGTGATCTGCTGATGGTGGGCCACGACCTCCTTGCCCTCCTGGATCAGACGGGCTCGGTCAGGCTTGCCCTGCTTCCACATCTCCCGGCGTGCCGCCTGACAGATCGGACAGGTGGCGATGATGTGCGGCTCAGGCTCGGAAATGCTTGTCGAGATACCAGGTGAGTCCATGACGTTCTGCGAATTGCTTGGTCGACTGCGGGATAGCTTTGCGCGGCACCCGGATGCTACGAGCCTTGTCGAAGGCCGCATGATGGTCTGCGCACGACCACACCCACACAGCTGGAACCCAGAGCGGTAGGTGTTCTCGGCGCAGCAGCTGCTGCGGAATGAGGTGCGCCTGCTGCATGGGCCCTCCGCACGGTGGCATCGGGCCCTCGCGCTCCCATATGCCCTCTCTGGCCAGGAAGCATGCAGGCTGCTTTCTCACACGGTCAGGACCAGGCCTGCCTCGGCTGCCGGTCCGGGGCTGACAGTGATCGCTACTGGGGCTACGGTGAAGGGATTGCCTGCCGGATCCGTGGCTCCCGCGATGTCGACCGAGACATTGGCGGTGCCCTCCGCTACGGGCGTGACCTTGGCCGACAGCGGGTTGGTCTCGTCTGGCGTGACCGTCACCACACCCTCGTTGTCCGAGGCAAAGGTCACGACCGTGCCGTCCGGCGCTGGAACAACATCACCGTGATCGTCGGTGAACTGGACTGTCGCTGCCTCGTTGGTGGTATCGACAGTGATCTGACCTGGCATAACTGCTCCCATCTGTAGGACCGCTGCTGTAGCAGCGGTATCGGGTAGAACGTCGACCTCAATCTGCACTGCGGGAATATGAATGATGTACTTAGGCATCCTCGTGCGCCATGTTGGCTCTCAGGCGATCAGCTATAGCACGGGCATCGGACGCAGCCTCCTCGGCTTCAGCCATCTCGAGAAGTTTGTCAATATCGGCCGCAACGTCAGTGCGAGCCGTACTGGCTGCCTCAGCGCGCTCGACCACTGAGAGCCCTACCGCCGATGCAGCGAACTGAGCCCAGTCGGTCAGCAGCAGAGCCAGGGCCGACAGGACCGACACGAATGCGACCGAGCTGAACCAGGTGACCACGAAATGGACTCGGAAGAGATATCCGACAATCAGCAGGAACCAGGCGATCACTCGAATCAGTGCGCTGGCAGTCATCAGCACGGCAAAGTGCTTGGTCCCAAATACAGTCGAGCGCTTGCCGAATTGGTTTAGCAACCATTGCACAGGCTTACGACTTATCTCACGATCTCGCGCAGCGTGTTCTGCGACTTGCGCTTCTCGCGTTTGACGATGCTCTCGACCAGCTTGACCACCTCCCGGTTAGGAAGGGGTGGGGCGCATCGCTTCTCGTTGACCAACAGACATATCTCCCGTGTCTCGTCAGCACTATGTCCGAAAGCAATCCAGTGGCCCGCTAGGGTCGTCAGCTGGCTGTTGCGCTCCCCAAGCCTAACGCCCTCTGCAACTATTGCCGTGTAATCCTGGGAGAACAGCGGGCGCTGGCTCTCGTGTTCGACCAGGAGCGTCAGAAGCCACATCGGAATGTTGGCCATCTCGGCCTCCTCGTCCACCTGGTAGATGCGATCATTAGCACCCACGGAAGGTCGTCCGAGTACATAGCCACCGTCCCCACGGATGTCCAGTCCAGGCCCTGGAAAGCCGGTGGTGTTGTGAACCTCGCCCTGTCCCGGGTGGGCGAAATAGAAGTGCTGGCCGCCTCGAGGCGTCACCACCGACAGCGTCTTCGGGAGCTTCTCGTACTTGGCCTCCAGTGCGCGAAGAGAACTTGTGCCCTCCTCTCCGTCCACGTCCAGCACCACGATCCCCGACTGGATCCCGCAGCGGATAGCCACATTGTGCGCAGGATGCAGCTGCCAGAAGGCTGTGATCCGCGCTACGTCGACCGTGGCGTCAAGGAGACCGTGCTCGGTGACCGGCTTTTTGCCACGCGGCTGTACTGGAAAGACCTGCCAGCCGAAGCGCTTGGCGAACTCCACGGCCGCTGTGCCCAGCTCGGAAAGGTGGCCATTCTGGGAGCTGGGCGTACGGCCATTCGAGGATGAAGTTGGGGATGAAGAAGGAGTGAGCACCTGTTTGCGCCGGTCGGCCTCATCGGCCAGCGCCAGGCCGTCTGCCACACGCTTGGGATCCGCGTAGATCAGTTCCGCGTCTACGCGGCGTTGGGCGGGCGTGCCGATAGCCATGCGACGTCCGTTCACTACGTAGGGCAACTGGGAATATCCGTAGGCGCAACGAATCAGCTGCTCCTCGGCAAATCCGTCCTTTGCCCTCAGGCGTTCGAAAACATTGCGAGCTCGCTCTCCGCCCTGCAGCTCTCGAGCTTCCGGATAGCAGAGCTCTGCCCATTTTTTTAGTACACGGAGAACTGCGGGCCACAGCTCGCTCTTGCGCATGCTCTGGTCCTCTTCCTTGCGGAGTTTCTTGATCGTCCGGCGCGCGTTTGCAAGGAGATAGGAGAGCGCTTCGAACTGCTCCTTCTGCTCCTCGATGATTGCGATGAGACGGGCGTTGTCAATGACCTGCCCGCATGAGCGGCATACACCACCGATGTCATGAGAGCCACACTCAGTGCACGCGCCCGGCGTAGCGGAGTTTTCCCCCTTGTAATCCACGTGTTGCGCCTTTCCACGGTGTAGGAACTAAACCTGGCCAAAATTCAAAAGTGTTCTATTTTGGCCAGGTTTCGGGCGACCCTGGCCGGGGTCGCCCTCGACCTATAAGAGTTTACTCCGTCGGCAGCTTCAGGCGCAGTGCTCCGACGATCTCATTCCAGGCATCGCGCACCTGGTCTCGAGTCGGCGGTTCACCATTCAGAGCCTCACCGTTAGCGAACGCCTCGATGAGGTGGACCGACGAGAACAGTGGATGTGTGTCAAGGAACTTCGTCCAGTTACGGAAAGCCTTGCGCTTGTCACCACCCGTTGTCACCCAGCTGTCAAACACCTGAGCTGCGTGAAAGAACGCGGGGCCTTCCTTCTTCTTGCCGCTGGCATCGGTGCCGGTGGCATCCTCCTGCGCTTCGTGTTCTGACTGAGGCGTACCCTGCGGACCGATATAGGCCTCGCGCAGATCACGGACCCCGAGCGAGCGAGCATCTTCAAGCGCCTCGACCACGGACTTCTTGTTGGCCTCGATGGCAGGGAGCACGATCTCCATCTTCGAGGGCTCAATCTCAATCACATCTTCCTCGGGGATCGCCCGCAGTACCACCGTCTGATTCCAGATCCGAACCATCCGATGGAACTGACGCTTGGACATGCCAATTTCTGGCTGAGCGAGCCACTCGCCCTGGCTGTCATAGCCCAGAGCCGTCCAGCCGTGTTCCTCATTGAACTCATACAGCGACTTGGCAAGCTCCCACATCGCTGCACGTCCACGTCCGATGGCGTCCTTGATTGACACCTCGAGCTGGTAGCAGTTCTCCCGGCGAACCTCAAGTTCCTCTTCGGAGAGCTGCTCCTCTTCATCCATGACCACGACAGCCGTTTCTTCTAGATCTTCCATAGCGGCTTCCACTAGTTACTCCTTTCGATCCTTTCGATGGTCCATACAGGTAGCGGCGTACCTACGCGCCAGCTTGCACGGACATAAACGTCAAAATGGCACCCGCTCATCTTCGTCTGCAGGTCGACTGGAGCTGGGTGCAGTCGGCAGCCCAGCCGTGTCAGCCGGAATGTCTGACGTGATCTGAGCAACATCCGTATAGCCCATGATGCGCCTACGCATCTTCGTGGGATCCCGGTTGTCAGGCTCCTCGCGCACGATCACACCGACCTTGCGGTTGTGCAACCGATCCACGCAGGCGTCTGTCAGCTTGCCCGTCTCGGGATCGAACTCACCGTCCTGCGGACGATCCACACCTGCCGCGTCGAATACCATCACCACCTTGCCGATGGTGTTGGGCGTGATTACGAGCCAGTCTCGCAAGGACCCAAGCTCATTCTCCACGCGCAGCTCAACCTGCGGGAACCCGCCGCTTGAGTCACCGCTCATCGGATTGATGATGGTGACCACATGATCACCGATCGGCAGTAGCTGATCCTGCACCTTCCAGGCCTCGGCTCCGCCGTAATCAAATGACGACATCCTGCCTCCTTTCCTTACTTCCGCCCTTTGGGGCGCACGTATAAATTCGTTTTACCACCTTTGCGCACCGCCATGCTTCCTCGTGCGGTGCCCTTCTTGCTACGTACCGGCCTGCGTGAACCTACGGGACCGGAGATCATTGGGCCCGCGATGATTCCCTGTGCAGCCAGACCACTTTCGGAGAGAGCCACGTTATGCCGCCTTTCTGCGTGAGCGCGTTGCTACGCGCTTGTTGTGCTCCTGAGCAGTAACCGAAGTGGTATCGGGTCTGGGGTCCGCCTCCGGTTCTGGTTTGGGTTCTTCTGTGCCAACGTTGGCACCACGATCAAACCGCTTGACTTGCTCTCCGCGCTCGTATGCCTCAATGGTGTTCAGCCATTCTGAGATATCGAGCGGCCTCCAGTCCCCGAGGCAGTCGAAGCGGTCCCCGCCGTTACGGCCCTTGAGCGGGATCAGCTGGGCGATTCCCTGCTTCTCGCCATTGTCCTGCTCAATCACGGCGGTGTAGCCGAGGATGTCGACCATGCTGGCCAGCTTGGCTCCGAGGTCCGCGCTTCCGGCCTTCGTTCCGGTGAATGGGATGAACACCGTCTCATCGCCGTTCTGCATAACCATGTCCGTGCAGACAATCACCGTGTTGACGTTGGGTGCCATGCATAGCGCCCGGATGAATCGCTCCACCTGGACTGAGACCTCCCCGTAGGTGGGCAAGCTGGGTCGAACCGAGCGGTTTGAGAACTCCTCGAGCAGTCTGCGGTAGAGCTCATCCACCTTGTCCACCACCACCGTCTGGATCATCGTCTGGTCGGGCCGCTGGACCTCCTTCATGACCGTCATCATGAACGCGAACAGCGGCCTGGAGCCCTCCACGAACTGCGGAATCTCGGGCTCCATGATCGAACCGTCAGGATGGCGTAGGTGTGCCTGACGGCTGGCGTTGGGAAGATCGAAGTTGAGTAGCAGAACGCCGGGAGGAGCCGAAGCTGCTCCTATCGTTTTCCCTGATTTTGGCGGGCCGCAAAGCAGTATGTTGGCCCTCGGAGACTCCGGAGGCTTGATAAATTTGAGTGCTGTCACGACTTCTCCTTCTTGGGCTGCCGTCGGTTGGCTGCCTGATCCTCCCAAGCCACCCATCGGACATTGCCTGGCTCGTAGTTGCCATCGTTATTGATCCGGTCGATTGTCATACCCGATTCCTGGGCATGGGGTAGCTGAGTGATGTACGCCAGCCATACATCGAACTGATGCCAGCCCGCATAAAACTTGATACCGCGCCCGCCATAGTGTTTGTAGTCGGGATTGTTCGGATTCATGCATCGTTGCTTCTCGTTGTTCCAAGTGCTGTAGAGACGATGACGCACCTGCCCGTGGAGGGTCATCCGTGCAGCCGATACATCACGTCGGAGACAGCCACAGGAGCGAGTGTTGCCGCTTCGTAGCTTCTGCCCATCGAGCAGCGTCGTGTTTCCACAGCTGCACTGGCACCACCATTGCGCCCAGCCGTACCGATTGTTGGGTCCTCGTCGTACTACAGTCAGCCGACCGTAGGTGTTTCCCGTTTCATTCTTCATCAGGAGTCCTCAGTCGTTTAGGCGGCTTGCGAACGAAGAGGGAATCAACGAGCATCCGGTCGCCTGGGTTGGGACAGATTTTGCGGAAAGCGCAACTTCTGCAGTTCGCTGGTTTCGCATTCCTGATTGGGAAAAGAGTTCCCACATCTAAGTCGTGGATGAGCTTCGCCGCCGAGACCAGCTCCTTGCCAGCCTCGTCCAGCTCTCCGTCCCTGAAGGCGATCGGGATGCGCTGACTCCAGCGGCGCTCACGTAGCGCCAGCACCGTCGAGAAGTTGGGTTCAACCCCCAGGTCGGTGCAGGCCTCCAGGTAGGACTCTGGCGTGCAGAGCTGGTCCTTGGCTGTCGAGGGCTTGCCCGACATCAGGATGCGTGGTGGCTTGGGAGGCTGATTCCAGCGCTCGTCCACAATCACGCCCACGATCTGGGGATCGAGGCCCTGCTGGCGCTGCACCTCTCGCAGGGCCCAACCCATCCACCGAGGCTGACGGCTGAGCACCACCTGCTCTGCGTCCTGCAGGCTCAGGCGCAGCTTGAACTCCACGATCCACTGGTGGTCGTACTCACCGACCGTGTAGCCATCGATGAAGCACTTGAAGCGATACTTGTTCGAGTAGCCGGTGCCCTTGCGGGCCTTGATCGGAACTTCGATCTCGCCCTCCAGCCGCGTAAGGTTCTCAAACGGCGGCGTGTTGGCGATGTAGTGCTCAAGGATGTTCTCGACCCGAGCCCGGCGCTCCACGGCATCCCCTACGAGCGCGTAGAAGCCATTCTCAGCCATTTCTGCCCTGTCCTGGGCATATGAGTCGCTGAGCGCCTCGAAAGCCCTCAGCGAGGCTCCTACGGGCCCCAGGGGGTCATAGGAGGCATGCCAGGCGGCTACGGCAGCGCCCCAGGCACGGCCATCGGAGAGAATCGGAGCAATCTCCCTACGCTCCAGCGTCCAACCGTCGGTCAGATGTCCGGTATAACCGAAAGCATGCTGGGCCTGGCAGGTGCTAGCGCGGGAGATCTCGCTGAAGCTGATGCTCCGCCACATGCTCGAGCCTATGAGTGCCGTTCCTCACAAGGCCAACCATACTAACGGGACCGGACAGCAAAAAGGCCCGAGTCTCGTCCGGGCCCTTGCTCTTCGCTATATGCGGGGTTTAGCCGATGTGGTATGCGACGGTATCAACCCCGGAAAACCCAAGCGCTTGGGCAAGGGTCTGATTCAGATCCCACGAGCGTCCTGCTACGAAGGGCCCACGATCATCGACTACAGCCGTGATGCTCCTCCCATGGTAGGAGAACATCACGCGGGTTCCGCAGGCCAGGTAGGGAGATGCAACGCCGTACACAGCGTGATAACCACAAGCCGTCTGGCCTGCCGTATCGTAGTACCAGGACGCCACCGCATAGGACATCGGCGGGGTTGCAGGTGCCGGTGTCGATGCTGGCGGCGGACGCTTCCTCCTCCTCTCCTGCTGCGCCCGGTCTGCGTGCTGATGACAGCAGGCCGGGAGTAGCGGAGGTATCGCTGCCACCGTCTCTACGGGCATCGTGGTGGTCGCTGTCGTGGATGCGGGTAAAACAAAGGCGACGGTTGACACAACCGTCGCCGTAAGAAAACGTCTCAAAGGAGAATCCCTCCTTGGACAGATACGGTTTACCTAGAAAAGACGTCGCGCGTTGACCTCCCTACTCGTTTACATTCGGGCGCGCGGCGTTGTTAGCTAGTAGATGCCTCCTCTCGCCTGGTGGTTAATTCAGACCATAAAAGATCGGCCAGTAGAACTGCCTGATCCCGTGTCTGGTCGTCGATGTTGGAACGCTCAACAAGCATGCGCAGCGCATGATGGATCAGATTGAGCTCCGGCCTCGGCACTAATCTGATCCAGCCGTTGCGCGTCATTGTCACGTCTTGTTCCGGCGCTGCACCTGGTCGAGCTTACGCACGCGCTCGTTGACCCAGGCAGTCTTGCGCCATCCCTGACCTCGCTTGGCCCTCCAGCCCTGAGCACGCAGCAGCTGAAGCTCGCGATGAGCCTCCAGCCGCTGCTGCCTCAGGCTCTTATCGGCCACTGGCTGCCTTTCGTGCGCGTCGGAAGGCAGCGAACTCGTCAACCTCTGAGCCCAGCCAGATCCGCGAGGCCCTGATCTTCGTACATGTCTCGGGCACACCAGGAACGTGGTCCACGTTCTGCACGCGAACCTCGAGCTCCTCTGCTACCTCGGCCAGGCCCATGATGGGTCGGCCTTCGATCAGCAGCTCTCGTGAGCCGTCTGGTCGTGTTTCGATCCAGCAGTCGAGTTTCTGTCGCCGGATGCGCTTGGATGAAATGGGTGTTGCACCCATCGTCAGACCTCACTTCGGTTGTGGGTTTGGTAGGCATCCAGCACTCGCCGTACCCATACATCATCGTCAAAGAAGCGGAAGTCCCCTTCGAGAAACTGCTCCAGCTGCATCAGCCGCTGGCACTGTCCGCCTCGATCTTTGGATTCCGAGTCAATCTGATCGAAGATCTCGACAAGATACACACCCGGCTGGCACTCCCCGACGACCAGCGCCTGGAAGGTCACTTCCCCCTTCTCGATGCCCAGCACCCAAGACCCGACAAGTGTGCCGGGTCCGAGTGCTGATTCGAGAATGAAAGTCCGTCGACTGCGCCCCTCACCAGGTGGCTCGGGCCCGATCGGCTCTGACGTGTCCTGTGTTTCAGTCTCGTCAGTCATGTCTTATCGCGACGGAGACTTTACCGGCTTCCGCGTCGGGCTCTTGCCTGGCTTGGCCGGTTCCTTGCGCGGGATCGCTGGCCTGGTGGCTGGCGATGGCGCTGTACGTTCCCTCTGTGGCACCGGCTCAACGGCCGGTTGTATCTCAATCGTTCTGATCTCTTTCCCGATATCCACGTCTTCACCTCTTTCTAGAACGGCAGTGCTGCTTTGCCTGGTTTGAGGAAATTACGGATGCCGACCGGCACTCCGTAAGCCTGTTCGATTGGTTCTGCCAAGGTCCAGGCTTCAAAGGGAACCCATAGCTGAACGGGATATGCCTTGGCTGCCCGCCAGCCCTGAGTCCCTTCGACCACCTTGCCCCAGTTGGCGATCTGTCCAAGCACCATCACGTAGCCAGACTCCATGTCATACCAGTGGTAGGACATGGACATCAGGTGCTCGAAGTGCTTGGCCGAGTAGAACCCGCAGCTGCAGTGCTCACCCGGCACGTTGTCTTGGCACTTGCCGCACTCGGCCAGCGACACCTTTCTCGGTGCCCAGTAGTAATCACTGTGGGTGGCCGAGTACAGCTTCGGAGCAGTCCCGAACTTCGGAAGCTCCGCCGAGCACCGCCAGACCCGCCAACCCTCCACGGCTTCGATCAGATCCGGAACCTTGAAGTTCGGGTCTGGCAGCTTGTCTACATCAAACGGATCCCTAAACGTCGGCATCCTTATCCTCCCCACTTCCATCTCCGAGAAGTGCCGCCAGTCCCGCATCCAGATCGCTGATGTCGACATCTCCGGCCTTCTTGGCCTTGGGCTTGGCCTTGGACTTGGGAGCAACCATCTGATCAATGCCAGTGCTCTCGCCGTTTGACTCCTTGAGCCGCTTGATGAAAGCATCCGGCAGCGACCACGTGACCTTGGGCCCTCCACCCGGAGGGGTCTTGACGACATGGATATCAGTGGCTGCACGGCGCAGCGTTCTGGTTGACAAGGCGTACTGCTTGGCATCCTCCTCGACCTTGGCAGCCGGAACCGGCTGACAGTCCCACACCAACCACAGGTAGTTGGTGAGCCACTCGGCAGCAGCTGCCCGCTTGTCCGGTGGCCGTCCAACTCCGCGCCTACCCCGGTCAGCGACGATCAGCCTGCGCGGGTCAAACTCAAGCTCATCGTCATAGAGCAGGAAGGGCACTGGCCCCACATCCTCTACATCACCCTGGTCTAGCTCGAATCCAATCGCCGGAGGAATGTCCCGGATGTTGGACTTGATGTTGGCCAGGATGCGCCGGTCCTCATCGCCAGGATCGACTCCGAACAGATAGGCCATGCGCGCTGCTGCCGCCAGCCCCGAACCCGAACCGCCAATCGCCTTGAGCGGGTGAGCGTAGGGCGAGACATGCTTGAGCACGTGCTCCACCATGCAGGTTGCGGTGCCTGTCTGCTCAATCAGACGAGCAAGCGGGCTGAGCACCTCCCTGATGTTGTCGGAGTGCCGTGAGACACCGCCCATCAAGTGAGCCGCGAGCGGATCCATCACCAAGAGATCTATCTCTTCGTGAGTGAGGATGTACTCGAGCTCTTCGAAGTCATCCTGCTGTCCACCCAGACGAAAACGCCACAGGTGGATGTTCTTCATGTTTGCGCCAGCCGCCATCAGACGGGGAGCCGTCATCAGCTCATGCGAGTCTTCAATAGCCGAGTACAGGACCCGGCCCCAACGGTAGGTACCGTCCTCTCGCCTGATCTTCATGCGGCTGACCTCTGCCGCAATGTGAGCCATGATGAGACCCTTGCCCTGGTCAGGCTGTCCAGCGAAGATGGTCATCATTCGCCTCGGCACCCTGTCTCGCCAGAGCCATTCGACTGGCAATACCTTGACCTTGTCGGCCCTGATTGGACCTGACACCTAGCTACCTCCTTTGATCGGCCTACTCCTTTCCCAAGTAGAAAAAAATTATACTCAGAAGGGCAAGCAAGTCAAGGATTGCGAACGCCTCGGATGGCATCCTCGAGACGTAGAAAGGGCCCCTGCTCGAGCTTGTGAGGAACGGCGGGGCCCTTTGGGATGCCTTCTATTTTAGGCTGGGGTGAGCTAACCGCTCAACGCCAGTATTGCAAACCTCGGTGACGGTGCCAACGTTGGCACAAGTCAGGGCGTAGCCACCGGAGTCTGCGGAACAAGTAGTTCGGGAGGGATCTCTACGCCGTGAACGGTATGGAGCGCCTGAACGACTTCGCCTCTAGCAGTATCGATATTGAGTAGCTTGAGCTTAGTCAAGGCCTCTTCGTCGCTGTCTGCCGATATCAACACACTCAGTTGGTAGATAGCCATTTGGGCACCTCTTAGGACTTGACGAACTGCATGCCGTGAGCTCGGTGGATCAGTTCCTGCCAGCGCCAGCCCCGGTGATACTCGCCCCAGGTGGGCTTGGCATCCTGGTTCTTGGGATCGTGAGCGACGGTCCAGACACGATCCGCCAGCCACTTGAGCCGGGCCTCGAGCTGAGGCAGATAGTTCTTGTACTTGTCTGGCTGCTGGCGAGCTCCGTCATATTCCTGAACCACCTCGCGCTCGTTAAGCTTGCCCCACTTGCGTGTCAGGAACGGCCCGGTGGCGAAGCGGTCGTAGTGCAGCGGGTTGACGACCTCTGGGGCAGGCTCTGGCCCGAATAGGCTGTTGAGCGCCACGTTCCCGTCAAGGTTGCGGCTGGCGTAGCGATCGGTGTACTGCTGGACATCGAAGCCCGGATGGCTGATCTGTGCCACGTAGGTATAGTGAGCCACAATCCGGGTGATGTTCGAACCGTAGTGGGCGAGGTTGTCCTGCAGACCCTGGTTGTGCCAGTAATCCCAGTTGGCATATACGCCGGGCTTCTTGTGGCCTCGAGCGAACTGCCTGCTCAGCCAGCCGGGGACCTCAGCGATCGTGGCGTCTCCCAGCTCGCAGTCAAGCCAGTCCGCGTCCTGGCTGGCGTTAACGGCATAGCTGAAGATCCGGCCTGCACTGTGCAGCGAGGGATAGGCGTTGCACAGCGGACTGTAGGTCGGCCACCAGCCTCCCACGTAGCCAGCGCACCAATAGAACTGCAGGCCGCGTAGCTGAGTGATGTCGACCGTATCGAGACCGAGGCGAAGCTGAGCCGTGGCCTCAGGGATCAGATCTGCGAAGTAGGACTCCGGCTTGGCATCTGTGGTATCGACGTCCACGCCGAAGAAGTCATTGGTGTGCTCTGTCTGGTCGGTAGGTGCAGGTGCCTCGGTTGTCATAGGATTTCCTTACTCGTCTTGTGAAGGTGCGACGTACGCCCCACGCCTTGAAGCCGGTAGTGACGGGGGTTCGAATGTGGTTACAGCCGATCCAGCGGGTACGACAGCGCCCTGGCGGCGAATATGCTCAAGGCGCTCACGGGCCTGAAGCGCATCGAACTTCTGCGAGCCCTCGAGAAACTTCAGCGTGGCGACGACCTGACCGAGCAGACCGGTAGCGGCCAGCGCATAGCTCTCCCACGAACCGGGGAAGGCCTTAGCCAGGCCAGCGATGAATGCCGCCAGGCTAGTGATTACGGTCGCAATTACAGCCAGACGATTGGGCGGCAAAATTTGAGTAATGGGCACGATGTCTCCTAGCCGCCCGATATCGGAACCAGGTCTACCTGAAGGCGGCTGAGGATAGCCTGGAGTGAATCAGGTGGTGCGTCAAGAGTGAGAGCATTAATGCGCGTATCATCGTTGTAGTTGGTGGAAACGATACGGCGATAGGCCGGAATCGCTGCATCGACAAAAGCAATCTGGTCTCCCGCTCTAACCATGTAGGCAGGCCAAATCACACCCGTATCATCCTCGACGTATCCACTGAGCTGCGCAGACCCAGCCGAGTTGCGTTGCTTCTGCTCCGCAAGGAACGCTGCGCCGATAGCAACAGCCTGAGGTAGCGTACTCGTCGATTGCATACTGAGCGGCGCATATTTACGCAGCCCCTGGTTCCACTGGTTGATCGGATTCAGCGGATCGAGATCAACAAGCGATGGATCTGTATAGGAACAGGTTGTCTGTGCCCACTGCGGTACGCCATCACCACCCGGGCCAACTGTGCGCGAGATACCAGCAAAGTCCGTGAAACTGACGACCACACCGTTGAACAGGCGATCGATCTGCGGTCCGGTGGACTGAAGCTTGGCAGGACCCATTCGACTCCGCCACCTTCTGCCGATCGAATTTCGTGGAGCCCAAAAGAAGCATGGATTATCGTGATCGCCTTCATACACACCCCAGTCGTTGAGCTCGTAAGCACTGACTGCGTGGATCATGTCGTTCACCGTGCCTGGCGTCAGAAAGACAACCTCTGGAATCACGAAGCTCGATGGTTGGATGGTGCTGATGCCCTGCTTAGTGATAGTGAGCTCGGGCGCGTACTTCGGTATCGCATGCTTGAGTACATCGCTCCCCAACACACCCATCACCACTGCGTGCATCGGACCGGTACCACCTGGACCTGAAGCACTCAGATCGGATTGATAGAGCGGCAAGCCTTGCTGACCAACGATGGTCAGAACTCGAAAGTAGAGCGAGTACATGACGCCATCATTACCGGTGGCAGCAGTGTTGTAAAGCTGCACGAAGGCAAAGACACGAGCATTGCTACCGGTCAGCACGCCAGCATTCAGTTGCCCGCTGATCGACTGACTTGATACCAGCGAAGATACAAGGGAGTTGGTGTCATACCGAAAGCCCGAAGCATCGGCAATCCAAGTAGCACCACCGTTGTTTGTGATCGCGAGTGCATCATCGGCAGACAGGCCCACATTGGCAACCCAGCTGCCTGGTAATGTCGCAGGCGAATCGCCCGTAGCCAGCGTGCCCGTGGATGCTGTATTGGCTTGGTAGAGGATATATCCGATCGGCAGCCCCTGAGCGTCGTACCAGCCTTCAGATATATGCTCTCGGGTCCAAGGACCCTGAAACTGACAAGCCAACGCCGGAATGAAGGGATTGACCGCATCGTATGGATTGGGCGTAACGATGCTCCCCTCGAGGTCATAGGGGATCGTCGCAATGTAGGTCATCCGGTTCAGCGTCGGGCTCTGCCACTTGGTCATATCGTTCTCGATATAGAGCTCGCGAGCTGAGTTGTCATCCGTCAGAACACTCTGATAGCCAGCCGCACCCGGCGTGAACGACAGCTGATCACCCGACACGCTAGGGATGGTCTCGAGCCTTCCTTGCCACGCCGTGTGTCCGCCCACACCATAAATGGTGACCCGCTGCAGCTCTTTCAAATCGTGGTAGAAGCGCCGAGGATCGCGTATCAAAGTCACATCGCAATGTTCAAACCCTCCGGGCAGCGTCGTAGAGAACGTGAGCCCCTGATGGGTCTTCAGCGGATTGGTCTCGGCTGACGACCATCGTGTCTGGTAGCCGTCCGGCGTCAGGATGTTCATGCTGAGACGTAGCGGTGCGAACTCTGCGGTGAGGCGCAGGTTCGCTGGCGCATATACGGTTGGAATTCCTACAACATCGTCAGCTGGAATTGCCGTCAGGAAGGCAGTGAAGCCAACGATACTTCCGCTCGATCCATAGACCCCTCCATAGAGAGTCGCCCCGAACAACTAGAGCTCCACTTCGGTCTGGCCGATGTCGCGAAAGTCTCGCGCCGCCTGCTCTGCCTTCAGGGCCTCCTGCCTCCGAGCGTCGAATGCTTCCTTGACCTGTTGTCGTTGCTTGGCAGCGATCTCATCGTCGCTCAGCCCTTGCCATTGCTCGTCGTCGTCAGCCCAGATGATGTCCTGGTGGTCCGAGTAGATCGTGACCTTGCGCTCTTGAAGCAGGGTAGGTGGCTCAGCATTGAAGGCATTGACCCGGCCATTGCCATTGCTGGTATGAGCGACAGGATCGTAGCCTTCTGGTATCTCCAGCGCTGCCATCACGGGGTCGTAGTTGGGGTTCTCGACCTCCACGTGCTGGACGACTTCTTCTGTCTGCGCATGAATCAGCCGATAGACACCCTCGCCGGGATGATGAGCATGATGAGTGACGACGCGCTTAGCCATTAAGCAATCCTCACGATGTAGGAATCACATTCGTATGGAGGCAGATTATTGTGAGCCTGCGTCGAACCAGCCGATGCGCCACCCGATGGTGTCGTCCCCAGATCCCAAGGGATCGTATGCCCGTGGTACCAATGACCACCCAGACCGTACGTTCCACTAACGTCATAGTCATAAGGATTACCGGAGTAGCCATCACCGATGGTCACCGAGGTAGAGGTCGAGGTGGAGGTAGAGGTGGAGATAGACGCATAACCGACATCCGAGCCTTGTAGATACCAGTGAACACCGATCGCTGTTCCGCCTCCGATAGTGCCGCTCTGCGGATTACTTGCCCAGACACCTGTAATGCCCTGTCCCGGACCCAATCCATGCGTATGGCCACCGTCAGACGATGACGAAGACGAGCTTGAGCTAGAGCTAGCACTGGCAGGTACGTAGTGCTTGTGATTGAGGTCGGTCTGCGACAAAGCATTCCAGTGGTTATGCACGGGCCCTTCGGTAGTAGCCAGCGTGTGGTTGACCTCTCCCGCCTTAGCTCCGACCGCTAGCTGAGCGTGAGCATTATCGTTGGCCCCAGCGCCTGCGGCAGATCCCATGTTGATCGCACCGATCGAATGTCTACCACGCTTATCGGGGATGCGTACATTGCCAGAACCAGGATCTACACCGCCGTTGTAAGCATGCCCTACACGTGCGAAGAAATCTGCATAGGTGGTTGTACGAGGACCGATCAACCGCCCATCAGCTATTACCCAGTTGCTCTCCGGAGGATCACCTGTGCCCGCGTACGGAATGATCGAGCCGACCGGCGAGGTCTGAATGTCGACCAGCGTCACAGCCTGAGCCCAGACAGCACCGACATTATGCGCAATCGCAGTAGTGCCCTCCTGGCCACGGAGGATCGTGCCCGTCGTAGCTCCTGCGGTATAGGCAGTTAGCCAAACGATCTCGAAGCTTGGGCTGGGCGAAGGGCCCTGTGGGGGATCGAGTGCCAGCGGGATGTAGTTCGGAGAGACGAGCGTAGCGAAAGGCGGAGCACTGGCGAACGTAATCGTTGTGGCCGTGTTGGTGAGCGCTGGCGAGCCCAACGTACCTGCTGCATTGTTGTACCTGAGCCTGGCCATAGCTCACCCCTCCTTACAGGATGAAGATGCCGTTAGTTGAGTCCCACGCTATCGCGACCGGCGTACCGCTAGGGAATACTGGAAGCCCACTGGCTGCGTCGATCATGCAGATCAGCGGCGAAGTAGCATCGCTGCCTGTGTTCTTGTAGACGATCAGGAACACGATGGCCGACCCGGAGACGCTGGCAAAATTCACATTGGCCGCGTGCGCCTGACCTGCCGTCGATGACAGACTGGACAGCGCAGCTCGAGCGGTGATTGCGCCGCTCGGGATAATGCTGACGAACTGGTCAGTGTTGAGGCTGGGAACGTAGGTATTGGTGCAAAGAAGCACCCCGAACGTATCGGTGTTCCAGTTGATGGCCCCCGTGAGGAAGCTCTGCCGGGCTGTGGAGTAAAGACGGCTCATGCTCGGTGAATATGAACGGGCCGATAACGAACCTGTGCCGTGAAGCTGCCCAGACCGATATCTGCCTGCTGTGCCAGATCCCCTCGGCTCATCATCAGAAAGAGCTCAACCGGTCGGTTCTCGACTCCGGAGGGCGGTAGCCTCGGAAGGTCTCCCACCACATTGGCCATTGGACCAAAGTATGTATTGGTCGTATCCGACCGATACATACCGTCGTAGCGCAGACTGGCGCTCGAGTGCGCATAGCAGACCGCATCGTTGGGAGCAGTTGGGTACACCAGGAAGTTGTCGTACTGCCGCCTGATTCCCGCATCTGCCTGATACTCAAACAGCCCTGCCTGACCCGACGCCAAGACACCACCGCTGGCCAGATCGCTGTCATTGACAAGCCCGGCAGCCGTACCGTTGAGATAAGCCCTGGCTATCCCTGCAGAGGTGATCGAGAGCTCCAGGCGATTGGTAGCTGGCAGCACCGGCAGCTTATTGACAACGACCGATGACATGACCGTGGCCGTATACGAGCTTGCCGAGTTGACCTTGAGTAGTTGCACAAATGTCGTACCGAAGGTATTGCTCGTGGCAAGGTAAGTGATCGCTGCACCGAACCAGTGCAGTCCATCCACCCATCGGCCCAGCACACCGAAGGTGAGGGCCTGTCCCGTACTGGTCAAGGCGAAACTTGCAAAGCCAATATCAGCTGAGACGTCAACATCGGTATGACTGACTCCGCCCAGCGTCAGATAGGAGGGCCCTGGGTAGCTCAGGATGGCTGTCTTGAAGATATTGTGATTAGTTGTGTCATACCCGAAGTTGCCGCTGCTGGTCCCGATGTTCGTCTGCGTCCAGTTACCACCCAGGTCAGCAGCTACGGTGCCGCCTGAGAGGTTCGGACTTCCGGTCTGGTTGAAACCATCGCGCGCAGCCGGACTGGCGAGTGACGACACGCTCTTGCTTGCCGTCGCATAGCCAGCAGAATCATCCAAGGGCTGCAGATAGATCTGGTCGATCGCAACTGTCTCACCGCCGTTCTGTCCCTGTCCTTGAATCTGCCCTTCCCAACGCAGTGTCCCGATTGGCGGGAAGTCCACTCGAATCTCACCCAGATCGATGATGTAGAAGCTGGAAGAGCCCGGGATCAGAACCAGGTCGTTGGCAGTGATGCCAATGGCTGCACCCACTCCCCAGACCAGACGCAACCAGACGTTGGTAGTGGATGCCGTATACACCCGGGCCCGGATGCGATAGGAACCCAGATGCGTCATTGGACTACTGCCGCCCACGTCAGTCTGCACAATCGGAGTCCAGCTAGGCGAAGCTGGTAGCGCCGGGCTTATGACCGTGGTTCGTCCTGCTGTTGTACCCGTCGTAGCCGGACTGATCGGGTTCAGCGCGCTGGCGCTATAGACCAGGTGAGCCGTGGACGATGGGTCGTAATAGGTCTGACGGAAGGCCCAGATAAGACTTGTCTGGTCAAAGCCGCTGGTATCTGTGACGATGATGTTTGCCCGCCCCATATGATCGCCCTGGATCACTGCGTTGGAGCCGCTCAGTTGCAGAGCTCCCGTAAGCGCACCGCCCGAGACGGTTGCCACGTCCAGGGTGAGCTCATCTCCGTAGAAGTCCGGTGAGCACTCGAGGATCAGATTGACGGATGGCTCGATCCCTCCCGTTTCACCCCAGATATCCGGCAGAGTCAAGACAGCATCGACGATGTCGGCATAGGTGGCGGGCCCTCCCGCTCGCTGGCGCATCAGCCAGCCGCCGCTCATCTGGATCGTTCCGACCTTCTGCTGGAGCATTGCCCGAACCTGCTCCTCAGTCAGACTACCGCTGGGATCGTCCATCAAGAACAACGGAATCGTGACCTTGCGGTTGGGCATCCGAAAGTCGATCTTGATCGAACCCACGCGCCTGTCAGCCAGGTAGGTCTGAATCTGTGAGTCGCCCCAGTCGATGCCCTTCTGGTCAATCAGGATGCCACCACTGTTGAGCGACAGCGCAGTACGGTTGGCCGGTGGCGATCCGGCAATGGCCGGAGGATCGATCATCACGGTCCAGCTCATAGTCTCGCCCTAGTCATCTCTGGCTTACCAATCCTCCTGCTCGTCCTGGTAGTCCTCGACGTGCGTGTCGTGCTGCGGTACTGGTAGACATCTGTACCTGCTGCTCGACATCATCGAGCCATACCCGGGTGGTGTTGTCCTCCATCCGGATCAACATTCGCATCGGCTGCTGGGACTGGGATGGCTGTGCCGCTGGCGTCACCGTCTCGCCACCGTGAGCAATGATCGTTCGAGCCTCACCGAGCGGCCCTGGTACGACACCGCCCTCCTGGAACGATCCGGCAAACGGAGGCATGGTCCTCAGAGCATCGGTCAGGATCTTGAAGCCCGAGGCCTGCGATGCCAACGCCTCGGCCTGGATGACCATTCGCTGTGACTGCAGATTCATCAGGTTCTGCGCATCGGCCAGTGCGCTCTGATCGCCCGATGTGTTCTGCGTCGGCTGCGTCTGCAGAATCTGATTGATCTCGTTGGTCAGCGTCGGGATCGTGATGTAGCGCATCGTGTCGATGTTGACCGCTTGTAGCTGACCTGCCGGATCGATGATCTGGTTCATCTGTCCGATAATGCCGCCGACTGTCTCCTGCTTTGAGTAGGCAGTCTGACCAGACAGAGCATCGAGGATCTTCTTGTTCTTGGTCACCAGCTGCGTCTTGGTGGTGATCAGCTGGTCGAGGTCGATGCGCTTGTGTGCAGCCTTGTCGTATAGCTCTTGGCGAGCTTGGTCCTCCTGGTACTGCAGTGCCTGTACGGCTGTCTCGGTATCCAGAGTGATCGTGTAGTACAGCTTCATTGCCGCAGTGTTGGCCTGATCACGCAGAGTGGTGATGTAGTCGGTAACGCCAGCGATCTCCTTCGGGCGCTCTTGGGTTCCCCACAGATAGTCAGCATTGGCCTGACCCGTCTTCGGGTTGCCCATACCAGCCGCCACCCAGTTATAAGGTGCCTTGCCAGGGATTGCAGCATCCATGTTGGCCTGCAGCTTGGTCAGATCGTCCACAGTGATTGCACGCAGTAACTGACCCTTCAGCCGCTTGTTGCGGGACTCCTGACGCACTTTGTTCTTGAGCTTCTGATAGCGATCCTTCAGCTTGGTAGCGATGTCGCTCTTGTTAGGAGCGATCAATGCCCGCTGCTGCTTCATCCGATCAATCCACTGCTGGACGAGGCCGGGATGAAAGTTGCTCTGGTCGTCATACCAGCCGATTGTCTGCACCAGCTGGTTCATCTCTGCCTGAGAAGCTTTCTTGACGATCGGCGCTTGTGCGACCTGTTCCCACCACTTGGCCAAGATCAGGTTGTTGAGTCCGAGCTCAGTAGTTTCGTCGGTGACAGCCCGGCTACCCAATGCCAGATGAGGACCGATCTCGCCCAGGCGCACATCCAGGCCGTATGCCCACTGTCCCGTGCTCGGATCAGTCATGCCCCAGTTAGGAGTGCCCACACCACCCGGAGGGAACTGAAGTATCGGACCGGCAGGTATCGACGTATAGGGAGGCGCAGTAATGGGAGCCATGCCCTTCACATTGCCCCAGTTGACAATCGCTGGCTCGGGAAGATTGTTGGAGGGATCGATCGGTGAGATGATCGCGGTGACAGGCCACAGCGCCTCTCGTCCCTGGACGATCGACAGCTCCTGCTGCCACTTGGTAACCAGTGAGTCGTCAGCATTGATTGTTGCCAGTGGCCCAGCAACGCTGGCTGGCATCTGCGGAATGATTTTGATCGGCTTCAGACCCTTCGGGTGCGGATAGCGCGTAGGCTTGTGTCCAACGGACTTCTTCGGGTTATTACGCGACCCACCACCGTGAAGCTTCTTGGTCGTTATCCCCTTGTGACTGCCTCCACCTGTCTCAGTGGGTGGATGAACGGACGCAGCTGTCGCATGCGGATTAAACCCACCACCACCCTGGAACCCGGGAACGAGGCCGCCCTCCTCAAAGAGAAGGCCACCGCGCTCCTTGTATTTCTGCAGAACGGACTTATCACCTCTCTGCAACTGGGCGAACTCGCTGGCAGTCAGCTGATAACCCGGCTCACCAACAATGCCTCCTCGAGCAAAGCCTTTCGGATGTCGCCACCAGGTGAAGCCCATCGACCAGTTCTTGTCTATGTGAGGTCCGCCCCCACCACCTCCAGACTCGAAGAACTGACCGTTGATCTCCATCATCGTGTGACCGTGAGGCCCGGAGTCTGCGCCCCAGACGCCCACGGTGATGTACTTGCCGGGACCGGGCTCGCCCCAGGTCTTCAAACCACCCGTCAACAGGTGGCCTTGCGGATCAAGCCCGGCTGCATTGAGCACCGTTGACACGTAGCCCGAGCAGTCCTCGCCTGAGGCAGTCAGGCCGTAGCCACCCGAGATGTACGGCTTGCCAAGCTGACTCTTGGCTGCCGCCAGCGCAAGCTGTACCTGAGCCGGTACGGGCCCTGCTTGGATCGCGAAGTGAGGCAGCGCCCCTGGAGGCAGCTGCGCCATCATCGACCGGGCAGATGCGCTGAGGATGTAGGTGTTCGCCTGTTTGGCTATCTTGTCAAGCGCGCCCTGGGTAATGCCGTGGATAGCACCCTGACCTGTGACCTGTGGAGCACGGACCGTGGGCGGCGCTGCGGCTCCCATTCCCCCGGCAAGGATCGCTGGCACGCCACCGTGCAGGTACTGCAGATAGGCGTGATTCGTGTAGGTAGCCCAAGCACCGAGCCCCTGACTGCGCAACTTGGACACGGCCATTTTGGCGTTCGTCAGTGGATCCCATACGTCTCCTGGGAACGGCAATCCAAGAATCTGCCACAGACCACTGGCCCCAGATGGATTGTGCGCAGTGGGACTGCCCGTGGACTCGGCCAGGGCAATCGCCGCCATGATCGGGGCCATCTTGGAAGCCCCTCCGGCACGCTCCCAGAGACCCTCGAGCTGGCCGTAGGAGAATCTTCCGCTGGCACCTGGACGAAAGACCTGCCCGCCCTGCTGGAAGCCGGGTACGAAGCCGCCTTCCTGGAACTTGGCGTGTGGCGTATTGACGGAACTGAAGAAACCAGGCAGTCCACCGTAGTCGGCCAGGCGCGTGTTCATAACGGCCTGCTGATGAGCATTGAAGACTGCAACCTGTTCGCCCGCACCGACCATGATCGGCTGTCCACCAACCTGCATCGGGATGGTGTCCTGGCCACGCTGTCCGGCCGCGCCTACCTGAACGAGACCACCAGCCTGATGAAGATGGACCTGTCCATAGCTCTGTGATTGAAACTGCTCCACCAGCTTCTGGACGTTCCCCAGCCCTATCTGAGAGAGCGACTTGGCACCGAACTCCTTGAGGATGGTGTTGGTCGCCTGGCTGATCAGCTGGGCACCCCGGGTGGTCGAGATCGCTCCGCCCTTCCATGCGGTGTCGATACTTGTGGCCAGGTCTCCGAAGTGCTTCTTGGCTGTTGCCGCAGCGTCCTTGGAGTGACCCTCGATCAGCGACTTCATCGTGCTCATACGGGTCCGCGTGTGGTCGACCATCGCCTGGAAGTGCTTTCCAGTGTCGGTCTGCAGTCCTTCGTAGGCAGTCACTGCTTGAGTGCGTGTCGTACCGCTCGAGTTCTTGATGATCGTTTGAAGCGCTGAAGCGTTCTTGCCGACGTTCTTGGCCCAGTTGGCACCTGAGATGTCAGGGTTCAGCCACGCCAGACCGAACTGAGTCTCGATCGTCGTCATCGTGGTCTGTAGCTGAGTCTGGGTCTGTTTCAGCTTCATCTTCTCTGCCAATGCAGCATCGTCCTGCTCGCCCTGCTGCTGCATATAGACCTTCAATGCCGGGAACTGTGCCTCGATCGCAGTAAGAATTTTCTGGACCTGATTGGGCGCAAGATCCTTGTTCTGCTGCAGGGTCTGGACGTACCCGAGCAGCGTGTCGAGTGCGCTCTGCTGAGCCGGGCCTTTGAGCTTTCCCAGAGCAGTGAGGATGTCGGTCTGGAAGGCGAATTCGCTTGGAACCTTGACGGCCTGCATTGCCGAGATGAAGTAGTTGGCCGTGTCCGTGCCACTGGTGTCGGCCAGCTTTTTGTACTTGTCGTAGCTGGTGTTCATCGCCTTCAGATCAGCCCTCTCCGTACTCGGAGTGATCTGGACTCCACCCAGCATCATCGGCTTAGCTAGTGCAGACCTGTACGTGTCCTGTGCCGACTGGAAGTCCGCATAGGCTTTGCCTGCAGCGTTCTTGTCGTCCTGGATCCTCTTGACCATCTCCTTCTGGCCTGAAGGACCGATCGCAACCGTAGATGCGATCTTCAGTCCAGGTAGCGCCTTGTTGAATTCCCTGACGAACTCTCTGCCGTAGTTGCGAGCAGGAGCTCCTCCGAAGATGCTCGAGAAGAAGTGACCAATGGTTGGCCCAAACGTCGTTCCAACAGCCGAGCCCAGCGTTGCTCCCATGAGCATTCCGACTGGCCCCAGCTCGATGCCTGCCAGCGCACCAATACCCGCAGCGGCAGCAACACCAGCTCCTGTACCAGCCAGACCACCCAGCGCCGATGCTGTGCCGCCTCTACGCAGGCCCGTAGCTCCCTGGATCGCTGTACCGCCCATATACCCGGCAAGGCCTCCTCCTGCCACTACCGTGCCCCTTGCCGCATACTTCGCAAAGTTCTCAGGTAGGAACGCCGAGTAGCGCTTCTCCAGGTTTCCGATCAGATTGTCAAACGGCTTGGTCAGCCTGGCGGCAAACCCTGTCTTGCCAACGGTCTCGGCCTCGGAAACCAGCGCCCGTTCTTCCTTCTTCGCAATGCCACCGAGGCCAAGCCCTCCGGTTCCCGTCGAGGCACTGGCCCCGAGTAGCTTCTCCAGAGCGCCCGGAGCGCCCTTGCCACCAGCACCACCAGCAAGCAGCATCTCTTCTTCGCCAACAGCCATAGTGGTGAACAGACCCGCAACTGCCTTCAGAGTCGGAATCAGTATGTGGAACTTCTGCATCGCCATCATCGCGCCCACGAACGTGGTGATCTGTGGGCTCATGGTGACCAGAGGACCGAGTACATCGGCCAGCAGCTTGATAAAGCCCGTGAACGCTGTGGTGAGCGCTGGTGAGACGGTCAGATAGAAGGAGCCGAATGCCTTGAGCAGCTTCGGCAGCTGATCAAGCAATGTCAGCACTTCCTGCTTGTGTGTCTCGAACACGCTGTGCAACTGCTGTTGACCTCGGCTGGTCGTAAGCCATGTGTGCAGGCGTCCGAGCATCCCGTCGAGCGTGGTGATGATGTCCTTGCCCGCTCCCGCGTTTTGGCGGAAGATCAGGTCCAGATCGGTAACCAGTAGCTTGGCGAACTTCTCCCACACCTTGAAGTCGCCCACGAGCTTGTCGACTATGCCGGTGAAGTAACCCGAACTGCGCTCATTGATCTTGGTCAGGAACTTGTCGAGCGTCTCGGTGAAGTGACCGGTGTGCTTGGACGCGGCGTCCACGAACCGCAACAGGATCTCGACTGCCTGGCTGAATGCATGTACGGCAGTGGGCAGGTTGCGTCTGAACATGCCCTCGAGGTCGTTGAAGATCTTCACTCCCTGCGGACCCTCGAGCCAGCTAAACAGCGGCTTGATGCCCTGGTTGATGATCTTCAGGTTTTCGTTGGCTGCGTTGGCTATCCGAGGCGTGTAGTCCCGGCCCAGCGTCACGCCCTGCTGCATGATGTTGACTGCCTGGACGCGGGCTTTCTGTGTCGAGCGATCCCAGAACTGATCGAGTGACTGAGCGCTCTTGGCAAGCTGCAACTCGGCCAGCGCACCGACGCCAGGCTTGCCGCTCTTAGGGTCGCCGCTGAGAGTCAGCAGCTGCTGGTTGAGCTGTCCCTGTGCCAGCGCTGCCTGTCGTGATTTCTGGCCGTATGTCTGAACGGCGTTCTGCAGTTGGGTGTAGGACCCTGATAGCGCCTGGGTGTCGGTGAGCGTCGACTTCAGGACCGCGAGGTCAGCGCCACCACCCACGGCCATCGTTCCTGCTGCCCCTGCCAGCAGTGTCGCTGCACCTGCACCGCCAGCTATCGCACTGGCACCTATCGCTCCTGCAGTCCCGAGTAAGTGCTCCGGACCGAGACCTGCTAACGACAGCAGGCCAAAGCCCGCACCGGGGACAGCGCCGAGGAACGGAATCCCTCGATTACGACGACCGAAGAGTGCCCGTCGAGCAAATTCACCCCAGCCGCCCTGGCCCGGGAATACGAACGGCGGAGGCCGACCGCCATCTCCGCCACCAGGTGCACCAGGGGCAATCTCTGTGACGTTGGTGACATCCTCTACGACCGTTTCCTGGAATGGACGGAACCGGCTACCACCGCGCATCGCCTGACGCGGGATTGCCCGTTGCGGTCCACCACGCGGGAGTGCCTGTCTACCTCCACCACCGACTCCTGGTGGTACTCCTCGTGGAAGTGCCGGTATGGCTGCGCCCATAGCTTCGTCGGCTGCCCTGAGTGCCTCCAGCCATGCCATGAGGTGCGCTGCTGCCTGTGCAAATCGATGTGGGTCACCTGGATCCTGCGCATGAATGTCCTCGTAGGCGTGGAACATGTGCAGGAGATTCCCGTAGTTACGCATGACGGTCTCAGGCGTATGCGGGGTGATCTCGCGTCCCATTGGGACTCCTGGCCCAAAGGGCACCATCTCCCGACTAGGTTGCTCTGGCCATCGATATCGGCTGGGCCCAGTCTCCGGTCCTACCCACTGACCACCTCTCAGCTGACGGCGTCGCGGTATCGGCGCTGCCCCCGCAATGCCACGCGGCACATCAGCCTGTGAAGCGATCTCTCTGGTAATCGCTGCGCGTATCTCCGAAGATGCCATCGCCCCCATGACACTGTCGATATATGCGAGTACATCTCGAGGGGTTCCGGTAGTGCCGGATCTAATGGGCTCAATGGGAGCACGAACTGGATATTGAAACTGTGGTCTCGGGTGGCCGAACGTGACCACCTGACCGGAGAATGGGTCATATTCCTCAGGCGTGAGCTGGCCCGTGCGAATGTTCGGTCCACCACGGGTGCCATACATCGGCTCGAAGTGAACGTAGCCAGGCTCGGTGCCAATTGTCTCGCCCCGAGGAAGCTGGCGCTGAGGTCCGTAGTAGGGCTCGCGGCCAGCCAGGCTCGCATACTGACCAGGTGTCAGTCCGGTGCGCGGCACGCGCCCGGCTGGCAGCCGTGCCAGGATCGACTCCCGTTCCAGCAGTCGCGCCGCCAGGTCCTCCTGGGTCATCGCCGGGGTTGCCTGCGTCGGCGCATGTACCACCTGCTGCGGCTGAGCGGCAGTACCTGCCGTTGGAGCTGCCTGTGCGACTCCGGCTGCAGTCGACTGAACCTGTGGAGCTGGCTCGTTTTCGTAGTTGGCTGCATTTGCACCGAGGCCCGATCTGGCCGAGCTCACGAGTGCGGTAGGCAACGGGTTGTTGGCGTTTACCGGAGTCTCGGGTGACTTTGCGCCTCCCAGGATTGCGACCGCGTTGCCCGGCTTGTTGCCGCCCATCGACAGCCCCTGGCGGGCGAAGCGCTCCATCATGTCCAGGTAGCGCTGCGAGGGCACGATCTTGTCGATGTCCTCACGTGTCAGCATCCCCTCGGGCAGGTTCTGCTTGACCGCATCACCGACCGCGTTGGCGATGGGCTCAGCCATGTACTGGGTGATGTCTCGCCTGAGCGCCTCGAGCCTGGCTATGTCCTCTCCACCAGCTGCTTCTGGCTCAGCAGCCTCTCGGCCCATCTGCGCCAGCAGAGACCTGATGCCACCGAGTTCGTCCTTGGCCTCCTTGGCTGCCTGAGCGCTGGCTTCGGCTGCCGCAGACTGGACGTTGATGCCCTGCGCCCATGCTGCACGCACAGGAGCCATGACCTTGTCCATCTCCTGGGCCATGCGGTCGAAGAACTCGGGCCCCATCTCCGGCGCTGGGGCAAGCTCCTTTGGACGCTCGGTGCGCGTATAGCGAGGAGTGCCTCCACCCAGGATCGAGTATTCGCCGGTCTGCAGTTGGCGCTCGAGGAGTGCCTCGAGTCTTCGTCCGGTGTTGATCGCCTCGACTATGCGATCGCCCATCTCCGGTGGCAGCTCTACGCGGGCAATGATGGGCCCTCCGGGCCCGGCTGCCTCCGTCTGCGAACGCATCAAGCCCTGGTAGGCAGGCTCGGTGGTAATGCTCCGGCGTTGCTCCGGAGTGAGCATCGGTCCCAGAGCGCGTATTCGCCCATGCAGGGTGATGAACTCACCCATCGATGCATTGACGTCACGGAGCCCCTGGTCCATATCATCGATTTCAGAGTTCCACTCGTGGACCGCCTCACCCGCCAGACCGAGCGCCTTGGTCAGCAGTTCGACCTGGGTAGTGGTCAGGCCCAGCTGCCGTCTGGCATCACCCAGCTTTCTCGCGAGGTCGTCCGTAGTGGCTGCTGCTGAACCCGCTGCCAGCTTGTAGGCCTCGGTGGCACTTCGCAGCTTCAGGAAGGAATTGGTGAGCTCCCTAGTGGCAGTGGTGACGGTGGCGAACTGCTGGCCACCAGCGGTGAAGTTCCGCATCGCACTGCCGAGCTGGTCCAGCGAGCGCTGGAACTGGCCCGTGCTGCGGGCCATCTCGTCCATCTTGATGCGGGTGTAGGTGCCCGCTGTTTCAAGCTCACGGCGTAGCGGAGCCCAGTCAGCTCCGAGCTCGAGAATTGCATCGCCAAGAGTCTCGTGAGCTTCCATTCTGCGGCCTTCTAAGCCCCTCTGAGCCCCTGGACACGGTTAGGGTCGACCGAAGCCTCGGAGAGCCTCTGTGAGGCTCCTGTGAGCTCCTGGGGGTCAATCCATAGACACCTGCTGCTTGTGGCCCATCGCTCTGGCAAATTCCTCCATCGAAGAGGCTCGTGGGGCCACCGCGCTGATCGGCTTATCGGGTCCGGCTGCCTGGATCTTGAGATCGTTGAAGTACGTGTTGCCGTCTTCTTTGGAGAAGGCCCCGAAGGCGTAGGCGAACTCGTTGATGCGCATGATCGATTCACGCGCTTGGAGAATGGGCATCTGCTCCACGAACCACCAGAGGTGTCGGGATGGCATCTGCAACCAGGCACTGGGATCGCCCCCATAGAACCGCTGCAGGCGAGGGACTAGCTCGCTGTACTCGGGAGGTCGGAGGTTGGGATCCCGTCGTCCTCCTCCTGCTGTGCCTCCTGCTCCGCCTCGCGCTTCTGCCGCTCGAGCAGCGGCACCATCGTAAAAGCCGTCACCACCCGGCTCTTTACGGTGTCGTCCACGTTGCGCTTGACCTCGTCAGGAGCATCGAGCACCTTGAAGAACATCGCGTTCAGGAGCCACTTCATCTTGACCCGCTCACGCGGCGTCAGATCCTTGCCGTCCTTGTTCCACAGCGCCTCGAAGCGCTTTGACCAGGACAGCAGCTGCTGCTGTTCTTCGATCCCAAAATCGTCCAGGAGGCGAAGCTCATGAACCTCGCCCTTGGGGCTGCCCTTGACCGGGATACGGACCAGCTTGCGAGGCGGCACGATTGAGGTCAGATCGAGGATGTCATCCTCATCCGGTTCCTCTGTGCCAACGTTGGCACCGGGCTCCGCCAGTTCGATTGGGGCCTGCGGCTCCGGAGTGATCTGAGCTTCTGCCTCGTCCTCGTCGGGCGGCTCGGGACCAATCTGGTCTTCGATCGAGGGTTCTGGCGGCGGGATTGTTACGGGCTCTGGCTCTGCAGCGACAGCACTGGCGTCAGGCGCTACTTCGGTCGTCACTGTTCCTCCTTTGGGATGTGTGACTTGTTTGATTTGGCTCAACCCTGACGGGATAGCTCGCCGGTTCGATTATGACCTCTATCCCCATCGCTTCAAGGTCTGCCTTGAAAAGATCGAAACGCTGCATCAACCGTCGCTGCTCAGCCTTGGCCTCGTTGACAACTCGCCGCAGCTCTCTGGCACGCTCGTATGCCCTCTGCGCCTCCTCGAGCTTACGGTCCGCTGGAAGAGACCTTTCGGCCTCTTCCAGCGCGTACTGCCGATACTCGGTCTGCGGCATCCGTCCTACGAGTGCGTGCTGCTCTGAGCACGCCAGACAGCCAGCTGGTTCGGGTTCAGCTCATAAGCGTGGAACTCGATCGCCAGCGTGGCCGGGCCCTGCTTTGAGTAGCGCGGTGCCGGGTTGCCCATCATGAACGCCGAAGGCACTTCATACTGCGCCGCGTATGCCTCGTTGATCGGGCTGATCCCCCGACACAGCAGCGCGTACTGATTGACCTGAACCCCTCGCATCAGCTGGAAGTTCGAGTCACCGCCCTTGGTGGTGGTTGCAGCGTTGGTGTTGACCGTGATGTTGTCGAGGATCAGCGCGTACATGGCCGGGCTGAGGTCCGCGAGCTCGAAGGCCATCGTCAGGCCTTCCTCTGTGCGCCACGCCTTACGCACCGTGGTGGAACCGGCCGGGGTGAACGTCGACACCGTCTGCGTGTGGGTGACGGTGATGCCCGTGTCGGTGTAGTTCTTGTTGCCCGATGTTCCGACCTGAGTCCAGCCACCGGGACCGGTGACCGGAACTGCGTCGATGTTCGGGAAGGCCGTTCCTACCGTCGCTGCATAGACGGTGTACGGGCTGCAGACAACTTCGAATGGTTGCATCTCGACTCTCCTCTACGGAGCAGGAATTGGTTTGACCTCGTGCCCGTTATGGGCACCGTTTACCTCGCCTCCTGCATCCAGCGGATCGTGGAGCGCGTCCGCCCACGCGGTTTGGCCGTGCGGACAGAAAATCGGTTTGAAGTGTTCGACCAGCAGGGTGGGTAGTCCGTAAGTCTCAAAGCCGTGGCGGCGAGCGCGCACGCAGAACGTCACATCCTCACCCATCCGATGAGAGGTGCCGTCATCAAAGCGCAGCAGATCAGAGCCGAACGTGTCCCAGGTGTCGTCCGGGTAGTGCTCGTGCTGGAAGTTCGCCACCGCCTGCAGCGCATCACGATGGATCAGCGTGCAACCCATCCCCACGGCCGTGACCGGCATTGGGTACGGATTCTCCGGCAGCGCTGCCAGCGCTCTGATCCCCTCAGTTGAGAACGACAGCCAGGTCAGATATGGAGGCTTGTCTCCGTACTGGTTCCAGTAGGCCGCACCCAGGATGTAGATCCCGTTCTCCTCGGCTGCATCGAGCAGCCGGTAGAGCGAGTCCGATGGGAACTTGATGTCGTTGTCCACGAACCACAGCCACTGATAGTCCGTGTGCTCGAGGAAATATTTGGCGACGCGAGCGCGGTTATCGTGGATGTAGGGCCCCGGTGCATCGTGATACTCGATCAGCCTGCGCCGCTTTTGCCTAGCGTCCTCGGCAAACGCTGCCAGGAAGCTGTTCATGAACGTGGTCATGACGCTGCCGTTGTGGCAGAACGCCAGCAGCACATCGTTCTCGCGGTCGCAGTCGATCATTTCTTGTCAGCTTCTGCGTCCGTCGAGGATGAAGCCGATGCTGCTGGCTTGGCTTTCTCAGCGCCGGGCAGGTTGGGATCAAACGATGGCTCCTGGGGTTCCGGCACGACTGGCCCCTCGGGCAGGTTGGGGTCGTACTGCGCCGTACCTGTCTCGGGCGTGACCGGATCTGGTGGCAGGTTCGGATCGTACTGAGCCGTACCGGTCTCTGGCGTAACCGGCTCGGGCGGCAAGTTGGGGTCAAACACAGACATGGCTGGCCTCCTGTCTCAACGGCCCCTCAGGCCGCAATCGTAAGGTCTGATGCACGGACTTGCCAAATCGAAAGGATGTAGGGCCATTGCAGTTGGGGTTCGATTAGTTCGGTGCCGCGTGTAGATGGGTTGGCGTAATGAAGATACGTCTTGGCCCAGACGCCTGGCTGCATGTTCTTGAGCGCGGCGTAGACAGCTCCGTCGAGGTTCCACGCCAGGTGCAGCGTCTGGCCATAACAGAAGGTAACCACCCTCTGATCGTTGAGTTGCAGGGTGGTGTAACCACCCGGGCCTCCACCTGCACGCACCAACACGCACTCGATCGGCATGTTGTTGTCGATGCTCTGATCGAGCTCGAGTAGGAAGACTCCGTGAGGCCCGGTGGTAGGCCACGCAAAGCCTGCACGCACCGACGCCTGCACACCTGGGTCGGCTGCGAGGAATTGCTGGATCGCATACGGGATATCCACTAGTGCCCTGGCCCGAAGACCTGCTCGAGACTCATGAACGTTCCGCTGCCACCCATCCGGTAGCGGAAGTTGGATGGCAGGCTGTCGTAGAAGACCTTGACCAGAGGCATCACGGTGAGCTTTTCGCGGTCCCAAGCCGGATACAGCCACGGATAGCGCCGGGCCTCCCCCATCCGGGTATGGAAGCCGAACTCGAGCATCAGCGCCACGTCCTTGGTGGATAGTGGCCTGCCCTCGTATTGGGGATAGTTGCCCATGTTGATGCGCAGCGGCACACGCGGCATGTCGCTGACGCCCCAGACCCCCCAGAGCTGCTTGGTGCGAACGTTGTAATGCGCCTGGCGCACAAACACAGAGCTTTCAGTCTGATAGGTGATGTCGGCCCAGGGATGGGAGGTGCGAGCATCCTCTGCCCCTGCCTCATTGGCAGCATTAATTGCCAGTCTGGCTGCCTCGATTACTCGGTGGGTCACCTGACCGCCCAGCCAGTCCAGTGCCCACCCACGTCCCTTGGCAATGTAGTCGCCGTCGGTAGCCCCCACTCCGAATGAGAAGTCCATGCAAGTCCTTACTGATACCGGCAGATGTAGCGAGCACGCCCCAAGCCCCAGAACTGCCGGTCGACCGTGCGTACCTCGAGAGTAAGGGTTTCACCATCGTTGGTGTGGAAAGTGAGCAGATCGTTGTTCTGGGGCTCGTAGGGCAGGTTGAGCGGCAGCTCAACGTTGACCTCACGCAGCAGGATCCGCATATTGCCCCGGACCTCCTCAACCGTCTGGTCACGCATCAGCGCCTGAGCATCGCCAGTCCACTTGGGCGCAGCTGGTCCACCAGGAATATCGAGTACCGGGTCAGGAACCGTAGCCTGGCCAGTGATCGATAGAAGATGCGCGTTGTGGGCTGCGAGGATCATACGACCAATGGGAATCCGTAGGCATCTGCCACAGCGACCACCTCGGGTAGGTCGAAGGCATCCATATGAGAAGCAGTGAGGATCGACATCTCGCCACCGTCGCGGGTTCGGAAGCCGGTCGTGCGCTCGTCCCAGGGAGATTCAATACACCAACGTCTGGCTAATAGAAGCGCCGCATTTGCGACTCGAGGCGGAGGGAACCTATAGCCATGCTCGTAGGCCATCATGATCGGGCGGGAAAACCAATTCCACAGCGTTGGCATATAGACCTCATAGCCTGCAACGATCTGTAGTCCATTGAGGTTCGGCAACGGCACCTGGCTGCCACCGCTCGAGCTGGTCATAAACGTCGACAGCTGGATCACATTCTGGATGTTGCGGCGGGATCCGTGCAGCAGCCCGTAGCTCTCGATCGAGACCTCCTCGTGTCGGTAGCGAGGAACGAAAGCAACCCCGCAGATGTCCTCGATGGCATCCTCTGCCAGCGTCCGCATCTCCAGCAGCTGATCATTGGTGTAGACCGTCGTGTCCTGAAGCGGAGATATCTTGCGAGCTCGCGCCAGCGGAAACAGAAAGCCACCGACCACCTCGGCGTAGGTAGTCAGAACTGAGCCATCAGCTGCTATCCACGTCAACGTCAGCCAGTCCAGATTGACAGTCTGAGCTGCCGTCAGCGACACGGCCCGCACCGGACCGGGCCCTCCCGTCGTTGGTGCGGCAGTCAGGATGTTCGAGGCCTGGCGATCAGAAGCCACGGTAACTGCGACCGTCCCCGGATCGGTTGCATCTCCGCCCTGCTCCCACTCGGCGTAGATCGTGACTGGCTGCCCCACTGGGACCCGGTCGACTGATGTGGGTGTTCCGGTAGCTGACAGCATCTCTACTCCGTCGAGCCAGTCATGTCGGGATCGATCTGAAACTGCGGATTGGCGCTCTGCTGGTTGGGCACCTTGGTGATCTGCGTGCCTCCAGAGTCCCAGTGGATCGCTGCCTCGACATTGAAGACGCCAGTCGTAGTCGTATCCGTCACTGTTGGCGTATAGCTAACCATCCCCCGATTAGCGACAAAACTGATTGAGCCCGTGGTAGTAGCTGCCTGGGAGATCGTGAGCGCATTATTAGTCGTGTCGATCTCAACGATGGTGGCGTTAGCCGGTACACCAGGGGCAACTAATGTCGAACCCTCGATCAGGTTGCTCATACTGGAGATGCTCTGCACGGTCGTACTGCCCGCTTGCGTGGTACCGGTGAACGTTGTTTCCGCCGTGATCGAGCAGTTGCACGGCCCGATACTGGCTCCGCCGCTTACCTGCTTCATGTAAACCCGTACCGCGAACGCACTGCTGAGAGGAATCGGCCCCTCGTCGTCGTTGAGTGCGAAGATCCAAGGTGGGTATGTGTCGTATTGCTTGATGGTGGGCGGCATTACTGGACGATCCTCAGCGTAGTGTCGTATTCATCGATCGTCAGCTGGCGAAATCCCCAGGACGCAACAACCGTAAGCTGGCTTGGCATTGAGAGCTTGGGGATCCCGGTCGGTGGAGGTGGCGGAGGCGCAATGCCAGGAGACATAGGTATGCCACCAAACATGCTCTGGGCGGGATATTCGCCTCCGATCATGACTAGACATTTCCAGCAGAGAAGTTGTCGGCGTACACGGTCGGAAAGAGGAGATAACCCGGCTGCCCGCTGGTCACGGTCGTATTGGTGATAGATATCATCTCAACTCCGTTGATCCGAGCCGAGATACGCGAACCCTTGGCCACGGCTGTCAAAGTAGTGCCGGTAGGGAATGGACTCGACGTACCCGGGCTGGCAGAGACCGCAAGTAGATCGGAGCCCGATCCGGCAATAGCCTCGTAGATTCCAACAAAACCATTCGGGGTCGATCCGAAGAAGACGATCAGATAACCGGTAGAGCCGTTCCATCGCACCAGCGCTCCGAGGAACGGTGGACTCGAGCTAGTCGTAAGCGCGGGGGTGCCCATTGTGATGGTCGCCCACTGATCGTTGCTATAGGTCTCAGTTCGGTAGGCACCCATATGGTTCGACCCAGTGTTGGCAAGCTGATTGGACACAATCTGCCCATCAACACATGCAGTGCCGCTGAACGTGGAAGTGATTGCTGTCCAAGGCTGACCACTCGAGGCTGCACCATTTGCCCGGTTAAAGTTGTCGGTGCTGATGGCAGCACCCAGAGCAACTCCCATCGATGCGTTCCCGCCCGAGAAGTTATCTATCGTCATCGATCCGCCGTACGTATTGACCCCGACGAAGCCACCGCTCCCAATGGTCGTGTCTATACAGCTCGCACCGCTTATCTGGACGTGCGGGTATGAGCCACCGAAGTTCGGAGTGGTGGTGATGAGGGCTCCCAGCACGTTTCCTATTACCCAAGCCGTAAACTGATCTCCAGTTGCAAAATTGACTCCGATTCCTTGGCTCGAAATCACTGTATAGCCACCGGGGGCCGTCCGCTGATAGATCCCAACTTGTCCGTTGTTGGTACCGGCGTCGTACGCAATAGCGGTGTAGTCGGCGTTGCTCGAGGAGTTATGCCGCAACAGAACGCCGACATAGCCACCAACCTGATTCGGAACGGTGCCGAGAGTAAACTGGCCGTACTGATCGTTACCGACAGTCTCAGTTCGATAATTGCTGGCAAACGAGCCACCCGTACCCACAAGCTCATTAGACGCGATTGTCATTCCACTGTCCGAGGTACCTGCCCAGTTGTTAGCACCGACAATCGCACCGTTGGCACGATTGAAGTTATCGGAGAGAACCTGAGTCAGCGTAAGCTGAGGCACACCAGAAGCTGGAATCGATACGCCGCTGGCAGTAGCAGGTGTAGACCCAGTCACATTGGTAGCCGTGACCGTGCAGCTGAGTGTGTGGCCCTGGTCGCCCGATGCGATCACGTAGGTGCTCGACAGAGCACCGCTGATATTGCTTCCGTCTTGCAACCACTGGTAGGCGTAGCTGGTAGGAGAGTTCGACCAGGTTCCCTGAGAGCAGGTCAGCGTCGCGCCAACTGTTGTGCTGCCGCTGATCGCCGGTAGGACCGTGTTGATCGGTGCAGCTCCAGGAATATTTACGCCAGAGCTGGTAGCAGTTCCTGAACCGGATGCATTGGAAGCCGTAACCGTGCACGTGAGCGTGAATCCCTGATCGGCAGATGCGACCACATAGGTGCTCGAGGTAGCACCACTGATGTTCGTACCGGCCCGCAACCACTGGTAGGTGTATCCGGTCGGAGAATTGGTCCATGTGCCCTGGCTGCATGTGAGCGTAGAACCGACCGATGTAGAGCCGGTGATTGCGGGCAGGACAGTATTGGCAGGGCTACCTGCAGGAATCGAGACACCTACAGCCGTGGCAGAGTTCGACCCGGTCACATTGGTAGCAGTGACGGTACATGCCAATGTGTGTCCCTGATCGGCGCTCACAACGACATAGCCAGACGAGGTAGCACCGCTGATGTTCGTGCCATCTCGTTTCCACTGGTATGCGTAGGAGGACGGCGAGAAGGTCCAGGCACCCGTCGAGCAAGCGAGAGTAGAACCCACTCCGGTGGAACCGGAGATCAACGGCAGTGTCGTGTTGACTGGTGGGCCAGGCGGAATCGACAAAGCGCTGGAGGTAGCAGACCTCGAGCCAAAGGAGTTGGTAGCCGTGACCGTGCATGTCAGCGACGTTCCCTGATCAGTGCTCGTGATCACGTATGTACTGGCCGTGGCACCCGAGATGTTGGTTCCGTTGCGCAGCCACTGATAACCGTAGGACGTAGGAGCACCGGTCCATGTGCCCTGGCTGCATGTGAGCGTCGCACCAAGCCCGGTCGAACCACTGATAGCGGGCAGCACCGTATTGGCTGGTGAGCCGGGAGGTTGAACAGCGGTTGTCGTCACCGAGTTGGTACCGCCGTTGACCGAGACCGCAGTCACGACGCAGCGGACATGGTTACCACCGTCAGCCGACTGAATCGTGTACTGGTTACCACTGACGCCAGTGCTGACTACGGCATAAGTCCCGGGCACTGCATCGTCAGTCTGCCACTGGTAGTAGAACTGGCAGGTCGGGTCAGACCAAATGCCCGATGAGCACGTCAGCACCTGGCCTACAGCAACCGTGCCGCTCAAGCTGGGAGCCACCGAGTTGCTCGGTGCTGATGCCGTCATCGCTCCCATCGCATTGATCGCGTTGGCGACCCACGCGCCCGTGGGCGAGGGAGCCCAGTTATGCGAGCTCGCAGCCGCCAGCGTCCCGGCCGTGTACTGAATGCCCTTGGCGGCGTACATCGTCCGAAGGTCGTTCAGGTCTGTCTGGAAAGCGCTATAGCCCCCTGACCAGAGCCGCGTATTGACGAGGAACGGAGACATCAGCTCCTCGAAGAACTGATAGCTCAGCGCGTAGTTCTGGTTGAAGTTGTCCTGCGTTCCGAACGGACCTGATGTTCCGCCAGCGCCTGCGGTGGTGAAGTCCCACATGTCGAAGGGGTGATCCCAGACCGCCTCTTTCTGGAACACGTAGGGATGCTTGAAGATCAGGCCCAGCCCCCCGAGGCCTCCACGGGAGAATCCGATGTGCCAGAACTGCTCGCCACCCTGGGCAAACGGACTGCTTCGAAGCCAGTTGACCACATCGGTGGCAACGGTGCTTTCGTTGCGCTGAGTTGTGTCGGTGGGGTGGTCCCCTATCCAGGCATTGTTTCCGAAAGAGACCTCGACCAGCGTCAGGTTCCACGTATTGTGCATACCCGCTGCTGAGATCGCATCCAGACCGTTGCCGTTGGTAGTCGAGTGAAAGCCGGACTCGACCGGCGTGATGATCAGGAAGTTATGCGGTACGGCAGCTGGACTCGTGGGCGGCAAGATTCGCAGCATCCCTCCACCGCTGCTCTGAGGGGCTGGGGAATGTCCCGCCTGCGGGTTGTTGGTCGTGTCGAAGTTCCAGTCCTGGATCCCACCCGCCTCGGTGGTGCCCAGACTTGGAGTCGAGTAGAACGTCCCCGGCGTAGCGAAGGCAGTTGGCACCTTGATGGTGCTGCCACAGGTGAAGGTGTTGACCTGACCGCTCGTCCCAAATGCCGTGAGGCCAGGAGTACCACCGGACCGGTAGGTAAAGTCGCCTGTCTCGATTACAGCGGTACCGTTCAGCCAACCTCTCAGACGCGCTCCCTCGACCGTGAGCTTGAGCACCGATCCTATGGCCAGGGGCGACCCACCGATTGTGTAGGTGGATCCGAGCTGGGTCCCTGTCCCGCTGACGATTTTGTAGATCTGCAGGACGTACGATCCACTGTTGTTGAAGTAGACGAGGCAGTAGCAGTTAGAACCGCTGGTAGTCCGTACAGTCGGTCCGATGTAGTCAGCAGTGTTCAGCGTGGCGCTTGCAACTAGGGCCTGCGCAAACTGATCGTTTCGATAGGAGCCGGTCCTATAGCTACCGGTCATCCCAGAGCCACCACCGACAAACTTATTGCTCGTGACGTTCAGAGCAGTAGCCCAGCCGACCCAGCCTCCACCAGTAAGCGGCCCATTAGCTCGCGCTGCATTATCAGCATTAGGGCTACGATGCGCCAGCCGCGCAACGGTGGGCATTGGACTCATGCAAGGTCTCCACTCAGAACCCACTCGTTGGCGGCACGCTGGCGGATGCCAGCCGTCGCATACTGCGCAGAGGTGTTGACCTTGGAGCCGTTGGATCGCAGCGTCACACCCGAACCGGCAACGATCGTGACAGTGCCCGCCCCGTACTGAAGGATTTCGATGACTGTGCCGATCGGAAAGGCCACCGAGGAGTTGGGCGGGATCGTGAAGTTGATCGCCGTAGCGCTGGTGCTCTCAACCACAGTGTTGGCATCGCCCAACGCAAAGGTATAGCTAGTGGCCTGCGTAGTGGAAGCAGCGCGCTCGAGGTCGGTCAGCGTCTTGGCCGTGATCGCAGCCATGATCTGATCCGTTGAGATGATCGTGCGAGCGGAGCTGCCCTCCTGAGCTCTGACGATCGTAAAAGTGTCAGTGGCCCGAGCCGTGACCCGGATGATCTCGGCGTTGGTGGTGATGGGCGTTGTTCCGGTGGCCCATACCGTTGCGTTGAACGGAGGCGTAGGGAACTTCGCACCCTCCCCGGAACTGACCGTCAGAGATGTCCCGGAAGTAGCAGGAGAGGGCGCGGTGACCACTGCACTGATCGCGAAGTTCGCATGTGCGTCTGGCATGACGTCCTCCCCCGCTAGTTCTTAGGTGGTTAGCTCGATGGGCCCTTGGTGGGATCTCCTGGAGTGCCGATCTCCTGATTGGGACCGCGCATGGCAGCTTCCGCTTCCCTGATCTGATCGTGGACCAGCTGGCGCTCTGAAGCCTCGAACTCCTCCCGGGCAGCCTGAGTAGCCGCAGCCGAAGCCTCGACAGCCGCGACTGCCGCAGCCTCAGCATCTTCGTTGTACTTCTTGGCACGTGCAGCCTCGGCAGCTGCTGCGCCTCCGTTACCTGCCATCTTTGGTTCCTCCTGTGCTTGGGCTGGTTGCTCGGGTGGCTTCGGGGCTGGCGGCGGTGAGCTCGGAGGCGGTGAGGACGAACCTTCCATTCGTTACTCCTTAGTAGCTGTCGCCTTGGCTGTTGCCTTGGTGGGTTCCCTGACGGTCTCAGCCTCAGGGTCATGATGAACGGCCTTCTGCCGGGTGATACGAGACCGTCCAGCCACCTGGCCGGGCTCGTTGGTTGTAGTCGCATCGTCGACATAGGACAGGTCATCCTCAATCGGGCGAAAGCGCGTGGGATACGCCTTGGCCAGCTTGTGCGATGCGTGGACCCTCGTGATCATGGTCTGCACGACGAAGCGCTCTCCGTCTAGATCGCAGACAAATCCTTCGGTGGCCTCGAGGATCTGGTCGGGGTTATTGGGCATACGATCTCCTCTCGGACGGTGGGACGTCATAAGTCTTATGACGTCCCATCTTACGTCCAAGAATCAGGCCGTGGTGAGCACCCTCCAAGCAGCTGGATCCACCACCACACCGGTATTGCGCCAATACGCAAACAGGCCGCGCTGGCCGGTCGGTCGCCGGTTGGACCCGAATAGATGCGGGACGAACTCGACTTGCATCCCGATCCGGTCCACGATCAGGTAGTAGTCGGGATCACCCAGCGCCAGGATCTTCGAGCCGGTAGTGAGCGTCGTCACCATGTCCGACACTTCGTTGGTCGGGTAGCCCAGCAGCAGCTGCCCGAGCGCACCGCCCTCACCGAATGGACGATTCTCCAGTCCCTGAGCAAGTGGACCACCACTCGTCAGAGCGAAGCTCATCCACAGGTTCTGGTTGGCGTTCGCGCCAAACTGACGGATCAGGTTGTAGACGTGGCGGTTCCCGAAGAACTGCCCCAGTGGACGGAAGCGCGGAGGAAGCGCTTCCTCGAGCGCGTACAGATCACCGATCGCGAACGATGCGGCGCTGCCCGTAGCCGTTGTGGTCGTGGCTCCGGTCAGCAGACCTGAGGGCTCGAATGAGCTGTGCCCGGCACCAAGCGTGAACTTGTTGCCCTCCAGCACATCCTTGGCGTCCGTGATCAGACGTGCCAGGTTGGCCTGCAGCCCCGTCCAGTCCATCCCGATTTCGATCGAGTATGGGACGAAGGTCTGCGCCCGCTCCACAAACACGTCCGGCTGAGCGATCGTCGGTGAGTTGTCCGACGCCTCAGTACCTTCCTGGGCGTAGGAGGCAGTCACCGCGCCAGCCGTCAGACCACGGTACTCGAGGCCTACGATGGTCTCGATTCGAGCCACCCGGCGCATCGGGTTGACCACGCCGTTCGAGATCGGGATCAGCGTTGGGTCCAGGGTGATCGGGATGGCATAGCCACCCGTCGAGCCTGTCGACTCCGCCAGCGCTCGAGTCTCATCCGTGGTCAGTGACTGACCCATAGCGGTCTTCGAGAAGGCCCGCTTGTACAGCGGCGAACCGGCACGCAGCATGTACATCGAGAGGTCGCCGCGCGAGGTGTCGGCGGTCTCGAGCAGGGTGTTGAGATGGTTCTGGATGAAGCTACGCTGCATCCTGCCTGCCTGCACATCCGGATGCGGGAAGACGAACTCATCGATCGCCCGCTTACAGCGATCCCGGGCTTCGGCCAGCTGCGCCTCTGGAGAAGCGAAGGCCGACCGGATGGTCGTCATGTCCCAGAGGTCCTCGCGGGCTGTCTGGGACCGTGCCGTAGGGATGTTGAAGCTCGTCCCTGCCTCCCGGTTGGCGTCGCGCTGCGAGAGCTCTGTGAGCCAAGCGTCGCGCTTGGAGCCCTCGTCAATCGCCTCTTCGTTGTTGGTGTGCTCGGTGGAGAGCTGATTCCACTCGTCACGCTCTTGATCAGAGAACTGACGTCCCTGAGCCTGCTGGTTCATCTCAAGCAGACGAGCTTTGATCTCGTCATTGCGATGCTTGAGCTCCTCGATGGTCGGTGCCCCGCCCGCGATTGGCGGACAGACACGGCCATTGACTACAACCTCCATGTCGGCTCCTTATCGGTGCGATGGGTGAGGAGCGCTGCACGCTTCTTGAGGGTGGCTCCCGGTGGCGTTGGGCCCCGGACCGGCGCTCGGTCTGCGAGTGCGCTTGGTGCTGGTTTTACGGGTGAAGTCTCTTCGTCCTCTCGGGCTTTGTCGTCCTCCGATTCTGCTTCGGAGAACATGCCCATTGGTCCGCTGTCATCATCACCGTCATCGCCGTTATCGTCTGGGCGACAATCGGCAGCCTGGGCTTTGATGGCGGCATCCACTGCATCCTCAACGTCATCCAGAGCAGACATAACCGCGTCGTCGTCTGAGTCATCGTCATCTGGATCCGTGAGTTGCATGCCCTTGACCTGGGCAACGTGGGCTTTGAGGTCCTGCAGCGCCCAGAGGATTGAGCCGTCCACATTGGTGGGATCGTTGCGCTCCTGATCCGGCTTTGTGCGCTCTTCTGCTCCTGTGCCAACGTTGGCACCGGGGTTATCCGTGGTCACGGACACCGTGAAGTTGGGCGAGGCGCTCTGAACGAAGGGCACCATCAGACGATTGGATTGAAAGCCGGTCTCCTGAAGCTCATGCTCCTCAGCGATGGCACGAGCAAACCGCGCCACGGCCCCCGGGTCTGAGCGTGCCATCAGATTGAGCTCGAGGCCCACAAGGTCATCGTTGAGCGAGCGCAACCCGGCCGTAGCTGTCTCGTACTGGCCGAAGGTGACAGGCCCGAACTCCTTGACCTTGCATTCGCGAATCGTTGATTCCGGGATCCCCTCGGGGTTGTGGTCTGAGCGATCGGGGAACTGGTCGAAGTCCTCGCGCCTGATCTGGAAACGGAAGCTCGCCCCGAACAAGCCCTCCTTGAGCCCTGGCACCAGGTCGCGGTTATAGGAGGTGTCGAGCAGTGCCACCTCATAGAAGGCTCCGCTTGAGTCCTCACCGAGCTCGCGGATCGGCCCCAGCGGCTTCATGCCGACACTGGGATCCTTGCCGTGATTGAGCAGCACGCGCATGTTCTTGCGGTTCTCAGAGAAGGTCTTGGTGAATGCTCCTGGAGCCAGACGCTCCATGAAGTGACCCTCCAGTGGAGAGTCGATTTCCGTCCAGCGGTCAAACACGGCGAAGTGTCCGGCGAGTGTTCCCAGATAGCCAGGCTCAGGCTTCTCACGGAGCTCCCACTCATGCTCAAGCGAGGCCAGCGCCCGGTCACGGTAGACCGTTGAGGCCTGGTCTGACTTGCTCGAGCTCAGCGAGTCGGGTGGATCTTCACCGAGTGTCTTGTATGCGCTACGAAGCTTTGCCTTGGCCGAAGCGAGCGCCTCCGGGCAGGCATTCTCCACCTGATTGATCCGAGCTGCGGCAGCGTGTACGCCAGCACGAGACAGCTCCCCGCCAGGCTCCTTGATCGGCAGTGAGCAGCGCGTCTTGGGAGGCTTGTCAGCCCACTCCTCGCCACACACCTTTCGGTCCAGCACGCAGGAGCTCTCATACTGTTCGTCGGTGAAGCGACCAGCGGAGCCGTCCCACTTGTCTTCGGAGATCCGCTCTTTGTCAGAGATGGCCATTCTCGCCTCGCTTATTGCTTTTCTCGCCTCGCCGTGCCGCAATAAGCGCCTGCGCGAGTTGTGGAACATTACTGACGTTTCCGGCTATTGTGGCGCTCCGCTTGCCAGCAGGCAAGGCTCCCGGCGCAGGCTGGGTGCCAGTCGGCTTGCCGTTGGAGCCGTTGCCCTGACTCGGAGGTCCTTGACCAGGGGTGGGAGGTGGTGTCCCTGGACCCGGTTCCCAGCCTGCGCCTACGGCTGGTAGCAGCGTCGTACTCGGTGCTTGCAGCTGTACCGAGTACAGACCCGAGTGCTTCAAGAGCGTGTAGTCATCAGCCTCGACTGCGTCGACCACACTGTCTGGCTCGTAGCCTGAATCAACAAGAAGGCGGATGGCAGTCGCTTTGGTGAGCTGCACATCCGCCTGGTCAGAAAGGTCTGCCTGTAGGAACGAAATGTCCCGGTCGTCGTACCAGAGCTCCGAGCCGCCCGGCACCTCAACCAACGGTGCAAGTGACCCAGCAGCGTTGCGCCAGAGCGGTCGGAGCAACTGGTCTGCGGCAGCTCTACGGGCCTGACCGTAGTTGGAGTAAGTGGAGGCCTCCAACCCGGCCTGAAAGCCCATGATGATCGGTGGTAGACCGGCTGCCGAAGCGATACGAGCTTCACCGTGGCTCTGGACCACCCGATAGTCCAGGTCCTTGATGGTCGAGCCAATCACCTGAGCCGTCGACCCGTGACCCAGGTACAGAGTCTTATAGGCATTGAATGAGCCTTCGTGCTCTGCGCGGAAGGTGTTGACCCAGTCGGTGAAGGTCTTACGATCCTTGAAGTTGGTGTCCATCGAGACCACCAGGTTGGGCGTAGCTCCGTTCTCGAAGAACATCAGCTTATGGGTGGTCATTGAGCGGTCGCCCATGATGTCTGCCAGCACCGGCTGCAGCCACGACATGCCCCGGAAGTGCGCCATCGGGTCTGGCACCACCGCGTAGTGGCAGACCCTGTCGGGCTGGTAGAGCTTCGGCGGTAGACCAGAGCCAGGGCCTCCCGGCGTGTACAGGTAGCCGATCTTCACAGCGGTGGGATCGAAGGCATCGACTGTGTGATCCTCGAGCGAGCCGAGAATGATCGTCACCCAGTCTGGTCGCATCCGGCAGACACGCTGGCCGCTGGCCATCGTCTTGTCAGGCACAGTGGTCGCATAGAAATTGCCAGATAGGCTGAGGTCGACCTCCATCCGCGTCAGAAGGTCACCGGTTGTGGCGTTCTGCCAGGGTTCCTCGAGGAGTCTCAGAGCCTTGGTGCCGTAGAGCTTGCCTGGACGACCGTTGTTGGAGCCTCGGAACTGGAAGGTCATCTCGCTGAACAGCAGCATCCGCATCAGGACGCAGGCAAAGACCGGTCCGTTGGTCTTGTAGGCCCCATTGATATAACCAACGAAGTCCGACTGAATCGTCTCGGTCTTCTGCTGGTAGGTCTGGATCAGAGCGGGCCCGTAGCCAAGGCCCTGGTAGCCGAACTGCCCCATCCACGCAGGCAGTTGATCGAGCGTCAGCAGCGGCCAGGGGCTACCCGACCGGCTTACGGACCGTCGCGCCCGCTGTACGAGATTCGACACTGGCTATCGATCTTCCGGCGCTACCCACGCACTCTGGCGATGGTGGCTATCGGCTCCTCCGAGGTTTCATCAACAATATTGACTGCCTCGCCTCCAGGCAAGCGATCTGGAATATCGATCGTTGCAGCTCCGAACAGAATGCCGACCCCGGCAACGCACAGCGCTGCAGGCCAGAAGATAAACCAGACCCCGGTCACGAACAGCCCTAACCCTACGATGAACAGCGTGATAACGATCGCAACGCGCTTCATCGGCTCTTACGTGGCTTGTTACTCCACTTTCGTGCATTTAGCGCGAACGTAGCTCGCTTCCTCGTTAGCGGGTTGGGTGAGCGCTTGAGCCGGTTGAGCTCTGCCACGGTCAGCTTCTTACCCTTCTTACCTTTGCCTGCGGCTTTGCGCAACTTTCCTTTGTTCGCCGGGTTCAGGGGTTTGATCGGCCTTGAGCCCCTTCTGCCTCTGGCCACGACTACCTCCTCTTGGCTCCAGGTGCTCGCTTGGGTTGAGCGGCCTTCTGGGCCTTCGTTCCGTGAGTGCGCCACTTGTTGACGGTGGCGTAGAAAACGCTCCTGCCCTGCTTTGAGCCATAGCGGCTCTTCATCGACCGCATGACCTTACGACCGTGGCCCTTGTAGTAGCGAGAGACAGGCACGCTATCTCCAGGCCACCAGCGGCTCACCCATGCCAGCAGAGCTGGCTGCGTAGTGGTTGACCATCGCAGCTGCTGTAAGCGCATCGATGACCCGAACGTTCTGGCGCTTCTTGGCTCGAGACTGGGATGGGCGGTCAAACCGCTTCTTGTCGGCTGGCATCGATCTGACGATGGCATTCATCACGTGGTTGCGCAGACCTCGGTCGCCCGTGTGCTTGAGGGTACCGTTTCGCAGAGCCTGCATGAAAGCGTCGTAGTCCTCGATCGCGTTGGCGTTGCCCTGAGGCCGGTCGATCACCATGATGTCCAGCTCATCCTCAAGCCAGGCGGCAATGTCTTCCGCGCGCTCCATATCCATCACAGCTGCATCGATCGTGTTCTCTGCATGCATTTCGTAGAAGGCCTGCTTGACCTCGTCAGGATGCATGGTCGACCCGTCACGCGGTGGCACCAGGATTTGCGGAGCTCCTAGTAGTCGATACTCAGGTCCACGCCAGAGCGGGGCAATCGCGAAGGTATCGTGCTTCCAGGCAACGTCCACACCCACATCGATGTGTTCGCCGCCCGGTAGCTGACGGGCCTCTTTGGCGTCTTCCCACTCAGCATCGGTGATCGCGGCGCGGTTGGTACGTGAAGGAATGTTGCAGACAAGACGCTTCCAGTCGCCAAGATCGGTCGTTGGTGATTCGAACTCATCGCGCAGTGTGTCCTCAGTGATGATCGACAATGGGTTGGCTTCCTTGACCTCGTCCATCTGGTCAATGAAGCGAGGGTCGCGCACCTGCCACTCATGCATGGTGATGTTGCGACCCTCGGAGATGATGTGCGCGCCCTCGGTGAGTTTCTTCTCGACTTTGGAGCGAATCAGGTCTCGGGTTTCTTCGAACTCAGAGCCTGGTTCGCCAGCCGTCGAGATCATCACAATCTGACCTCGGCGCTTGTTGAGCTTGCCCTTCCACAGCCGGTAGAGCGAGAGGTCCGGGTGACGGTGACCCTCGTCTAGGAGGGCGAGCGTGGGGATGACACCGTCACCCGTGCTTGCATCAGCAGCATATACCCTGATCCCTCGACCACCGTTGCGCAGCGAAACGATCTTGCGGTAGCCCTCGTAAACCCGAAAGCGCTTGAGCATGCCTGGACTAGCACGCACGATCTCCGCAGCCTGCATGAACATGATCTCGGCCTGGTCGCGTGAGGACGCACCGATAGGCACCCAGGGACTGGGTGTGTAGTCAGCGTGGTAGAGAGCCATGATCGCCATCAAGGTGGTCTTGGCATTCCCTTGAGGAAGGAGGACCCACACCTCTCGGATCCCCCGCAGGATTGGGTCGACTATCTCGAGCTGGAAGTCTTCAGGTTCCCAGTGCTCACCCGTGTCGAGCACCAGGCGCGAACCGTAAGAGACGAAGTGATCGAGGGTGAAAGGGTCCGCTCTGGTGGCTACGACCATGCCAGAACTCTAGACCCGCTGGGAAGCTAGAAGCGCTTCTTAGCCCTCGCGTGGTCCAGGGGCGAGACATTGTCCAAGTCGGCGAAGGGATCGCCTCCAGGAGCCGCAGGTGGCCTCACAGGGCCTGTCTGGCGGTCGGGCCCGGCCACAGCGCCCTTGATTTCGAGCCAGGTCCTGGCAGCGGACACCGATCCGTTGATCGCAGCCTGGTAGAGCGCCTCCTGGACATGCTCAATCGCATCGGTCTCCGCGTCCTGTACGGAGGCCTCGAAGGCGGGATGGGTGAGAATCCACTCTCTGACCTTACGGCGGCTCAGCCCCAGCGCCTCGGCCGCTGCACCGCGTTGCATCCCGTTACGGATGTGCTCGAGGTAGATCTGCTGAATCGTGGGCCCGAAGCCCTTGAGTGTCTCGGTGGCCACCGGCACAGGATACATGCTGAGCCTGGCCATGATCGTGGGGCAGATAGCCCAGCCGGTTGACGTGCATGGTCAATCGCATGTCCATCACCCACCAGGCACGAGGCGGGTCGGGATCGGGCTCTGGTCCAAAGACCAGTGGCTCACCAGCTCTATCAGCAAGCTCGGGATAGCCTCGGCGCAATCCACCCGAAAAGCGCGTGCAGCCCAGGCCCCAGCCGAACGGAATTGCCTGCGAGTAGTCCTTGCCGTTCTCGGTGGTGGGATGCAGGTCATACGAACAGACGCACCAGTGCGCCGGGCAGCCCGCGAAAGAAAAGAGAATGTCAGGTGGCGGCACGATGTCCTGCTCCACGATCACCAGATCGCCAGGCTCTGAGTCAAGCCACCATTTACGGAAGGTCCAGTAATAGCTCTCGTCACCAGGAGGCAGCGCACAGAGCTCGGCGTTATTGGCCAGCGCCCACAGCAACGTCTCGGGCGCAAGCATGCCTTCGAGATAGGGAACCTTAGGCCTCATTCTTCTCACGTCTGGCCCTGGCTTTGCGCTCGGTGGCTGAAACAGCTACGCGGCGCTTGGCTCCCTTGGGTACCATCTTTGGCGATCCTCGATAAGGCACGTCGGGGCGCAATCTGGGTTTGGCAGGAGTCTTGAGCTTCTCGACTGCACAGGCCCAGTAGGTGATCGTCTGGCGGGTATAGCGCATTCGCTCGAGCACCCGCCAGCGGTTGCCGATGTAGTCCTCAAACCACGGCCACACGTAGCGGCTCAGGTAGAAATAGTTCGGCGCTTGCTTCTCGTACATGTTCGCCGGATAGGTGGTATGACCGTCCGGCCATACGTGGATGCCGAGCCGCAGGATCGCCTGGCGGTGGCCATCGGTGAAGAACATCACCAACCGGTCTAGCTTCTGTGCGTTCTCCCAGAAAGCCTCGAACGCCGGGTAGGGGTGATCGTAGGCATCGAAGTCAGCAGCTGCGAACTTGGTCTTAACATCGCCAAAAAGCCAGGTGTCGCAATCCCCCTCACGGATGTCGCCTTTGAGACGTGATTGGGCTGTAGCCACCCGCTGTGGGTCGAGGTCAGCGCCGTAGATCTGACGATCCGTATAGAGCTTGACCGCCAGATCACCGTCCCCGATGAAGGGCACGTAGATCGGCCCTGGGAGAGCCCAGCGCAGCATTCGCTTGCGCTGGAGCTCCTTGCGGAACAGCAGTACGTGCTGGCGCTGTGCGTTGGTAGGCATAGTCGAGCCAAACCTTACCGTGGCCTACCTGACCCATTCCAAGACCAGCCAGGACATGGGGAGCCTTGCCTTGCCCTGCCGCTCCGCACCCGACCACACGGCACCGGAACGCACCGTACCTCACCGAGCCTTGGGGAGCCTTATCACACCCAACCGAGCCCTCATCCTGCCGAACCGGATCTTGCCGGACCATACGGAACCGGAGGGAGCCTCACCTTAACGCGAACTACCTCGCCAAGCCATGACATGCATTGCCTTGCCCCGGGGAGCCTCGCCAAGCCCGAACGAACCGAACCTGAGCCTTACCGCCCGTACCACGTCACGCGAACCAAGCCCAGCACAACATGCCGTGCCTTGGGGAACCGGACCAAGCCGAGCCCCACTACCGCATCGTGCCTTGCCCTGTCACGACCAGCACTGCCAGGGGGAGTCTTGTGCCAATGTTGGCACCTCCTTAGCAGTTAGTTGAGCAACTAACTGCGCATGAAGTCCATCTACGGACCGAAGCGCTCGAGCCCGATCCTCCTTGAGCTCGTGGATGTAGTCCACGACTGGCTTGGGTAGCGAGAACGGAACGCCCTTGTACTCAAAGCCAGGCACCATCACAGCTAGCTCTTCTTCAGGAGTCATAATCAGCCTTTGCCTTTAGGGTGCGGAGGTAGCTCGCGGATACACGGCCAGCAGTAGACCCGAACGTCTACCGGATAGCCGGGTGCGCATTTGACGCCCGCACCACAACCTTCGCATGGACGAATGCTCCAGGTTGAGGCGGGCTCAGCCATCAGAACACCAGCACCTTTCGATCCCAGCTCCAGGGATAGTCACGATAAATCTGTCCTAAAGCATCCGGGCGCATCTCGGTCCGGTATGCACTGTCCTGCTTGAAGAAGAAGTGCACGGCCTCAGCCCTGCAGCGCCTCTGCATATCACGAGCCCAGTCCAGATCCATATGGCGATAGCCCCTACCGGACTCTCCGCCCACGATCATCCACTCGACACCCTCGAGCTCGATCTCATCACCGGGACCGATGGCGGGCTCGTAGCTGATGAAGTGGATGTGAGCGGGAACCCCGGTCAGGATTGGCGACCGCTCGGCTACCCGATTATCTTCGATCGAGGTTCCCAGCCATACATTAGGCCAGTAGGGATAGCCGGAGCGATGCTGGTCCCAGGTATCGGGAAGCATCCGCTGGATGTTCTCGGGCCGCTTGGTCAGAATCTGGAAATCAAGCCAGTAGCAGGCTTCGATGATCCCCCAGGCTTCCTCCCGCCACTGGTTCAGCTGCGGCGCATCCTCGAAGAAGTCCCCCAGGCTCATGGTGAAGACACGGGAGGGCTGTCCAGCAATGATGGCCTCACGGTGCCAGCGGTAGGGCCTGTTCCAGACACTCTGTCCGGTCCGCTTACGCTTGGCCGTGTCATGCCCGAAAACGTCCAAGCCCATCTTGTTCGAAGTCAATGTATCTGCATAGCAATGCGTACATCCCTGTGAGACCTTGAAGCAACCCATCCACGGGTTCCACGTCTTATCCGTCCACGCAATCGCTGTGCTGTCACCCATCGGCACACCTCCGATTAGTTCAGGTATAAAATCATTCTACCTGAATGCAAAAAGGGTGTCCAGAGCTGCTCGGGCCCATCCCGCACTTTGGGACTTTCTACGATCGTAGATGATGACTATGAGTCTCATACGCTCAAACCTGGCCAAAATTAGAAAGTGTTCCATTTTGGCCGGGTTTAGTTCTGACACGCTCAGGCAGTGCAACGCCCCTTCTGCGCAATCTGACGATGAGCTGTCCAACGCTTGCCACCGTGTAACCCATCGCCTCACCAATCTCTCGGTTGGTCCAGTTCAAGCTCATCAGATGAATGATCGCTTTGTCACGCTCTTGGCTGTAGTCGGCCCAGCGCTGGCGCTCGAGCTCTCCCGACCTCTCACCGTTGCAGGACAGGCACAGCTTCGGAGCATTGGGCCCATGCCCATCAGAGCCGCTCATCGGCTTGCCGCAGCTTGGACATGGCTGAGCATAGAAAGCTCGTCGACACTCATCCGAGCACCACTTCAGTGGCTTGCCGTTCTTACCTAGGGGAGTCGGTCCCGCACAACTAGGACAGACGCCTGGTCTAGTCTGTGGGCTTTCCGAAGTAGGGACGATTGCCTTGCCTAACCATTGCTCCATGTGTTCCACACCGTGGCGGGGGTTTACTTGGATCGGTGACAAACACCCTCTGCGGAATTTCGCACTTGTAACAGACGTAAGCGAGCCGCTTGTGATCTCTGGCAATCGGATGAGATGGTACAGGTGGCGCTGTCGGCACTGGTGGCTTGCGTTTTGGCTGAGTCATCCCAGACGTGCCTCGATCACATGCAGCGCCGCTCTGATCGCTGCCAGCACGAGTTCCTCTGCGTGATAGGAGATCTCCCGCTCATCGTTGGCCTTGAAAGCCGCCTCGAGACCCGCTTCCTCTGCCTCGTTGCGCACTTCCTGGCGCAGAACCAGGCTAGCCATCCTCGTCTACTTGATCGGGTGGCACAAAGGTCTTCTGCATGCTGTCTCGTATCTCGTCAAGCGCTGCCGTCAACATGCCTACGGCCTCCCACTGGGAAAGGGTCTGCGTAGCAACTAGCAGCAGACGCGGATCTCCCTGGGCATCGAGACACTTGAGGATTGCGACCCCTTCGACGGGCATCCAGTTTTCCGGCAATACGACATTTGTATCCATTCCGCAAACACGGATTCGATCTGCCATCAGCTTCCCCTTTCCACGGTTCTCTAGACCATAACGGGGGGATCGGACAGAACTAGGCCGCGTGCGAATCCTTCTGGCCGCCACCCTTGCCCGACCCCTGTGCCGGTACGGCCAGCACAACCTGAAGCCCGCGCGATGGCGGCTGACTGTTCTCGTTAGGCCGCTTGACACCGTTGGGTAACGGCCAGACCTTGACCCTCGTTGACTTGCCTCGACTAGCCATTGCCGATCCCGGTAGGCGGCATCCCCTGCGCGTCGGGCGCTCCGAGATTCTGCGTCGCGGTTGGTTGAGCCTTGGGGAGAGCAGCAACCTCAGCTGAGGTGGGCGATGTGGGTGGCCGGATATTCCCTTCGGTATCGCCGTGCTCGCCGGTTGGAACTGCGGTGATGTTGTCGGTGTTTGCGGGCACCGAAGCCGGAAAACGTTGGATGGAGCTGAGTGAAAGTGCCATACGCAAAGCGTACCTCCAGGGGCAATTTGTGCCAACGTTGGCACGATCCGCTCCGGGGCTTATGCTTCCGCCATGCCTTCGGTCCGCAGCTTTGGTTTACCCGCCAATACGATCAAGCCCGGCTCAATGGGCGGAAAGCAAGTCGTTCTGGCCGCACCCACATTACCCGGTCAGGGACAGGGGCAAGCACCAGCAACACAGACTCGTAGCTTCGGCGTTGGCACGCCTAGCCTGTTTGCCTCCCAGCCAATCGGCGGAGGCCTAGCCACACCACCACCAGAGTAAGGAGCAGCTATGTCGGAGTTCGATGCCCACGTCAACTTCGGAATCAGCTACGTAGGGACTGCTCCTAACCCTCCTGCTTCTGGCACTTCTCTGCGCGTACGCCTGGGCGATGGCGCGAAGTTCCCGACGCCACCATTCAACGCAACCTGCTGGCCTATTGGAACGATCGCCACAAGCGATACAGCCGAGATAATGCGCGTCACCGA